CTGCAGAAAATCCAAGGAACCGTCGTCTTCAATGTTCGTCATGTCGCATAACTTTTTTCAGTTGAACCAGATATACGGAGCCGACACGCGGTTACGCGGGAATAAAGCAAAGCCGAGAACCGAAGTTCGCATTCGAGTACGAGGGAGCGTCGTTCGAGCGCGCACACGCAAAGCCGCAATTCGCGCCGTTGTACGCAGCGCCGCCGAAAAACACACCGCGCAATGCTTCGGTAGTCGGAATGCTGGTATAGTGGTAGTCGCAGAAGAAGGCGGTAGAGCCAGCCCCGGAGCCACCTGCAACGCTCGGCATGATTTCGCCGCCCTCGCCGAAGATTGCCTCCTTCATATAGCCTTCAGCGCGGGCCTCATTCCCGACATGGGAATAGCCGTTGTAGTTGCTATCCGTGAACTTGGACGGGTCGGAGCAGACGAACACCTTGGACAAGTTGTCGCCGCCGTTCTCCTCCGTAGGGCTGATGCGGACATTGATACCGTCAGTCCATTGCCAGATATGGCCGAAGGGGTTCTCTACGCCGCGATAGCGGGGGACATAGGTAGTCAGGAGGGTCGTGTCCTCACCATCCTTCACCACATACGCCTTTTCGCCCGTGCCGTTGCCGAGCTCATCGGTATAGCCGCAAGGGATGAAGGGGTTGTAGGAGTTGAAGGTATTCCATGCGGAAGACCAATTGGAAACTCCGTCACCGAGGCCGCCCTGGTGGTAGCCGGATGCGTCAAGCGAAGCATTGTAGGCTTTCTGCGAGTTCAGCGTGGCGTACTCCACGACGAAGAACCAATATAGCTCCTTCTGGATGTCGTAGGTCATGAGGTTCCACTCCGTAGAGTTGGCCTTGCGGTTGCGGGCGTATGTACGGAAGTTGCCACGGCTGATGCTCGTCGCGGGCCGTCCCAGCAGGGAACGATAGGTGTCATCCCAGCCGGAGGTGTTGTTACCGCCGCGATACTGCGCCGTAGTGTTCACGACGGAGGCGAGCTTGTTATTGGTACGGTCCAGAGCGGCCTCATACGCGGAGACATACATCTTCGGCACATGATGGTAGCCGGGAAGAGGGTATTCGGAGAGCATCACGCGACGCTTGGTTCCGTCGGTGACGAAACGGCGGTAGTGGTCCGGGAGTTCTACCATCACCTGACCTCTGGAGCCGTCGCGGGTCTGGCCGCGCCAATCCGTGGGATTGAGATACTCGACCACAACGCCGTTGTCATCCAGCAGGCAGCCCTTCATGCGGGATTGCACGGGGAGAGACTGATGCAGGGAGGTGTTGCCGACGCGGGTGCAGTCTGGGGAAGAGACCGTAGTGTCGAACTCTACGCCATAGGCGACTTCGTTCTCTACATACGGGAGCAGGGATGCAAGGGCCGCCTGCTTGCTCTCGCCGTCCTCGTCCAGTACCTCGACAATCAGATTGAAGGGGTTAGTGCCGGAGACGGCAGGGAGCTCGGAGAGCCGCTTGCCGTTCTGAAACGCCTCGATGATTTGTTCGAGGATAGTTTCTTGTTCGGGTGTAAATGCCATAAAACTAACGATTTAGAAATTTGAAAACCTTGGTTCCGTTGGAAGATGAGATGAACATCACGGAGGTAGGCGTGCAGAGACGCATCTTCTCCTCGCGCTTTTTCCGTCCGCCCATCAACGAACGCAGTCTCCGTGATACGGCTATGATAATCAGAGTTACCATTATTCCGCGTCCTCGATGTAGTAGCCGGAGCCCCAATAGAGGTCATTGGTTTCGAGAATCGAATCCTGACCTGCTGCAATCTCGGTGATTGCCATCGGGGACCAGTCGTTGAAGGCGATGGGGGCCTCCGACGCTTCTTCATCCTGATAACACTTGACGACAAGGGTCGTGTCAAGCGTGCTGACGCTATACTTCGGCCTGATGTATAGCGAGAAGGGCAGATAGGAAGGCAGGTGGAAGCCTCCGGCAAGGCTTGTTATCTTGCCGTGGGAGACTACGCGCCCGGCGGTCATCTGCTCGCTGATGTAACCTTTCTTTGGCATGGCTGATGAATTTTTAGGTGAGCCTCAATGCTCCAGAGCCGAGGAATCGCATGGATGCACTCGTCACAAGGCGCATAGTCGGTCGTGAAACTTGTATCTGGATAGTACGGTAGAGAGCCGTGTTTAAGGTAGGGATGACATGCACCCGGCTCCAGCCCGGCGCGATGACATTGATGCGCCCGTCCGGGTCGGTGTCGATGGCCTTCCCGTCGGCGAGATAGAGGATGTTCTTGCCACTCCCGGCGGGGGTGAGCGTCGCCTTGATGAAGTGGTCCCGGAGATTGCCAAGCGTAATGCGCTCCGGGTACTCCAGAGACATCCCCGTCGGTGTGAGCGTACCGAGCCGCTCGATGATGTCCTCCGCATCCTCCGTGGCCGCGATTGCCGCCGCCGTGGCAAGCTCGGAAGCCGTATGGTCCGCTGCTGCGGTATCATGGTCGCCCGTGGCGGTGTTATGGTCCCCGGTGGCGGTTGAATGGTCGTCACCCGCCGTGGAGTGGTCCCCTTCCGCCCGCGTATGGTCGTTCCCGGCACGCTCATGGTCGCTGCCTGCTTGGGTATGGTCGTCGGAAGCCGTCTGGTGGTCGGTTCCGGCCCTCGTGTGGTCTCCTACCGCCGCCTCATGGTCCTGCCCGGCCCGTGTATGGTCGGCATCCGCCGTGTCCAGACGCTGCTGGACCAGCGCGGCCTTGTCATTGGCATTCTGCGCCGCCGTATTTGCCGCAGCCGCCTTCTGGTTGGCGAGCGCGGCTGCATCATTGGCGAGCCCGGCCTTGGTGTTGGCATTGGTGGCAGCGTTGTTCGCCGCCGTGGTAGCCTCCTCCATCGCGGTCTTGGTCGTGTACATCCACGAAAGCGAAATCTTGACGCTCCTATTCTGCGAATCCACGCCGATTGTCCAGAGCCCGTTGTAGTCGGACGCTGCGAGCAGCTCGGAAATCTTCTTTAGTGTGAAAGTTGCCATATATCAATGAGTTATATTACATTAACGGAATACGGGGGGGGTAAGATTGACATACGCGCCATCTTCCGTGGTTATGACTGCGCCGTCCTCTGCTGCAAGGATGACTATACCGTCACCGTCTGGCCGGAAATCCGTGAAAGTGAGCGTCACGGTGAACTCGCACCATACCGTCCCGGACTGCCTGATGTCAAAGCGGGTGATGTTGCTGGACTTATAGAAGCAGTCGAAGAACTCACCTATGTCGGCGATGGCAAGCTCCCGGAGCCCTGCCGCCGTGAGCGCGGAGAAGAGGGCGTTCCAGCACCTCCAGAACTCCGTGATGTTCCGCGCATTGATTAGCAGGTTCAGCGTCGTGTCCTTTGCCTTGAAGAATACATCGGAGACCTCGTTCTGGCCTTCGACATGGAACTGCGGTAGGTAGGTCTGGCCCGCCGTGTTGGATTTGTTCACGGTGATGTTCTCCTTTACCGCCGGGGCCTTCATGATGTTCTGGATGGAGCCTTCAAGAACCCAGCAGCCATAGCGTGAAAGGTCGATGTCATCAAGCTCGAAGCCGCGCTGCGTCACCCGTGTCGCCCCGGTATCATACGGGCTTGCGGACGGTATGGTCGGCACATCCTCGACAAAGGTCATGGAGACGCGCCCGACGCGGACAAAGGAAGAGAGGGCCGGGCTGCTCTGCAGGCGGAGGCTGACGCTCTTGCTTATCTCCGTGAAGTTGAAGGTATGGTACGCGCCATCGCTGATGACATTGTAGAAGAGCGTCATCATATTGATGTCCGTGAACACGAATTGCAGCGTCATTATACGGGGACCGAGCACGGGGGCCGAGAGGTCGGCTTCCACGCCGTCCTCATCGCGCCATTCGGTTAGCTCTATGCCCTTGAAGGCAGGCACGGCGACCACGCCCCGGTAGCCATACTGCTCGACCAGAACGCGGTAGCTCTCGAAGGAGTTGTCACCGTCTATGAGAAATTCGCCTTTCATCGCACAATCGCTTTATCGGTTACATGCTTCTGGACGCTGCATCCGTCCTGCGCGAGCACGGAGACCACGGCATAGCCGGAGGCATGGATTACGCACCGTGCGCCTTTCATAAGGACTACCTGACAAGCGTACTCCAGCGTGTCGTAGTAGAGCTCTCCTTCGGTGTCGCCGACGAGAACGATTTTCCGGGCGTTTTCAGCGCGTTTATGCCCTGCGTCTATCCAGATACCCATCTTCTCGGCCCCAGCTTCCCTGATGGCCTGCAAACGGCCCCTTCGTGGGAAATCATGCGCGATGCAGAACTCCAACCCCTGCGGGGATAGGAAAAGCTCCATCGCCTCCCGGAAAGTCTCGGTTCCCCGGAAGAGGCGGCACGGCTTGAACGGCTGCGCGTCCTTGTATAGCTGCTTTACGATGTCCATATCAGTTCCGTATCTTTACGCCTTTGAGTTGTATGTCGTCCACAACGCCCTTCATCTTCTGAATGTCGGTCTGCATGCGGTCCAGATGCCCTTCCGCCCGGCCCGTGTTCTCCTCGATGCCGGAGACTTTCTCCAGAATGGAGGCGGAAACCCGGACGAGCTCCTGCTGGCCTTGGACGAGAGTGAAAGTGTGGCTCTGCACGGTGGTCATGCGAGCGTCAAGCTGGTTCACGCTATCCTGCGAAGCTGCGATGCCGGAGCCCTGAACGCCCTTGCGTTCCTTCTCGTCTTGGAAGAGGCTGCTGGCCCATCCGTACTTGCGCTCTATCTCGTCAGCGAGGTCTTCTCCCATCTGCTCGATGCGCTTGCGCTCCGCGTCGGTGATGACCTCGTCGGCGTAAGCGTCAAGCATGTACTGACGGATGCGGGCCATGCTATCGGAGGCTTGGATGTACGCCTTGATGCTCTCCGTAACCATGTTCTTCATCATGTCACGGACGACCTTGCGGGCGTTGTCGGAAGCCTTGGCGTTGTCGGCCCATGCGTCGGCGACTGCAGATGAGAAGTCCTCAATCGCGCTCTGGATGTCATCTCCGAAGATGGCATCTATCATGGCCTCCTTGTTCTCCTCGATGAGCTTGTTGTTCTCCTTTATCTGCTTCTGGTACTCCTCGATGGCATCATTGTCGGTCTTCTTCTTGTCCTCCTCGTTCTTTATCTGGTCCCGGATGAGGCGGTTCTGCTGCTCCAGATAGGCGTTCTGCTCTTGGAGCACCTGGCGCTTCTGCTTGGAGTACACCTTATCGACCATGTCCGCGAGGTCATCGTACTTGTCTTTGAGCCTCTCGATGGCCTTCGCGTCCTCCTCAATGGCCTTGGAGAACTTCGCGTCCTTATAGCGGTTGTAGCTCTCAATCCATGTCGTTATGGAGCCGATGATGCCGTTTATCACGCCCATAGGGTTGCCGGACTTCAACGATTCCCAACCATCAAGGGCGTACTGCGATGACTTGGCGAAGGTGTCGAAGAATTGCAGGGCTCCGCCCCAACCCGTTCCGGCGGAGGTGTCGGCCCCGAAGCTATCCGCGAGGTCTGCAAGCAGGTGGACCGTCTCGTCGAGCTCTTGGACAAGCTCATTGGCTGCATGGATTATCGCGTCGATGATTGCGATGGTCCCGGCGGCCTCTGCTGCCGCGCCGGACATAGCGGCCCCGGCCTCCTGCGCCCCTTCTGCGGCTGCCATGTTGTTCTGCGCCGCCGACATAGCGGCCTCGTCATTGGCCGCCTGCGCCTTCTGGAACATCTCCGCGTACTTCTGGTAGTCTGCTGCTGCCGATGCCTGCTGCTGCTGGCCCGCACGCTGCCGTGCGCCCAAAAAGCCCTCAATGCCGCCGCTCATGTAGTTCATCAGGTCGCCCGTAGCCCCTTCTACATCCCGGACCTGCTTCTCAATCTTCTCCCATGTATTCAGGAAGTCCTCGGCGGTGATGGTTCCGTTCCGAAGCTGGACATTGAGCTGCTCCTTGATTTTCTCGGCTATCTTGACGACCTCGTCACGGGACATCGTGAGGTTGGCCGTGAAGAACTTCTGGTACTCCGCGCTGCGCTGGAACTCCTCGGCGTTCAGTTGGTCGAGTGCCTGCTGGAACTGACGGTTGGCCTCGGCTGCATACTCCGCCGGGACGCTATCCAGAATGACCGCCCAATCCTCTTTGAGACGCTGCTGACGCTGCTCATAGTTGGCGAAGCTCTGCGACCAGAACTCATTGATTTCGTGCTTCTCCGCCTCGGTGGTCTTTTTCAGGAGCTCATCGTACTGCTGCGCCGTGATGGAGCCGCCGTCAAGCGACTTCTTCAACTCCTTGCGCATATCCTCATAGGTCCGGCTGATGGCGTTCAGCTTGCGCTGCTCCTCCTTGGCGAAGACATCTCCGAGGTCACGGTACATGCGTGCTACCGCCTCGGTGTTCTGCCGCTCGGCCTCGGTACGGGCCTGCGCCGCCGCCTGATTATTGAGGTCCTTGCGCTGCTGGATGCCCGTATAGACGGACGGGTCAAGCTTCTGCCCGGCCTCCTTCGCCTTCTTCTCCAAATCGGCAAGCTCCTTGTCCAGAGCCGCCTCGGTCTTCCGGCGGTCAAGCTCTATCTGCGCGAGCTTCCGGGCGAGACCTTCGCGCATGGCGGAGACTTCCGCCTCGGCGATTTTCAGTTCCCCTTCGGAGAGTGCCTTCTTTAGCTCCTCCTTTGCCCTCTCGCGGGCTTTCGCCTCCGGGGAAACCTTCCCGTACTCCTGCCCGGTGAGGGTCTTGTATTCCTTCTTTTTGGAATCGAGCTCATCCTCCGCCGCCTTGATAGCGTCCTCGACGGTGTTGTACTTGCCGAGGTCGCCCTTCCCGGCCCGGAGGTCTTTGAGCTTCTTCTCCATGTCTTTCAGTTCCCCGGTGAGCTTCTTGACGACTTCCGCGTAGTTATTGACCTTGGCGGTTTCAGCCGGGGTTGGCGTGCCGTTCTGGAGAGCGACATTGGCAGCGTTCGTCATATCGGCGAGGTGCTGCTCCGCGTCGGCCTGCTCATCGACGGCCCCTGCATAGTTGCGCTGCGCATCTGCAGCCGCATTGTACGCCTTGACGAACTCCTTGAAGGCATCACCCTTGGACTTGACATCTTCCACGACACGGTCCTGATATTGGCCGATGGTGTTCATGTAGGTCTCCTGATGCGTCTCCGCGAGGATGGTCTTGATGCGGGCCGCCTTCTGCTCCATCGTCAGGGTGGTATCGTCCATCACGGCCTCGACGCTGGCCTTCATCTCGGCACGCTCCTCATCCGTTAGCTTCGTGAAGAAGCCGGACTGCCTGCGCCTCTTGATGACGATGTCGTCGAAATCCCGGATGAGCGTCTCCAGCGCGTTCTGGAGCTCCAGCTTCGCGCCTGCGGCCTCGGACTGCGCCTGCCCGGTGGCGGAGGTTTTCAGGTTCACTTCGTCCTGCGCCTTAGCGAGTGCCTGCCGGATAGCCTGCTGCTTGTTATACTCTTCGAGGTTCTTCGCGACGGTGGCGACGGCATCCGCCTCATCCTCCAGACCACGGACAATGTCCGGGTTGATTTTCTTCAACTTTTCGAGGATTTTCCGGCGGTCATCTTCCGTAGTGTTGGCATCGGTGAGCTCATGATAGAGGCGGTTCACCTCGTCACGCTCATCCATGACGGCCTGCTCCATGCGCCCGACGCTTGCCGTGGCATCATCGTTCCCGGCCTTCCAGAGAGCTATGCTTCCGACAAGCCCGGCTATGCCCGCGACTGCGACTGCAATCCAGACATACGGGTTCATCATCGCTGCCGTATTGAAGGCTATCTGGTTGGCCGTAGCAACGCCGAGAGCCCTTGCCATGCTGATATACTCCGTGGCGAAATTCAGGGCTTTTTTGGCCTTTTCCAGAGCTATCGCGGTGGCGAGTGCGACCTTATAGGAGCCGTAGATGATGATAAGCTGGCCGAGCACCTTGCCGACGGTCTCATAGTTGCGGACAAGGTCGGTTGCGGTCTGGACGGCGGAGAGAACAAGGCCCTGCGTCTTCTGGCCTATCTCATTGAGCGCGTCATCGACTGCGCCCTGCAAGTTGGAGAGTGCGCCCTTCGTGGTCTGGGACTGCTTCTCCAGCATCTGATAGAACTTGCCGCCTTCGGATGTGGCCGATGCAAAGGCATCCGTAACCATATCGACGCTTATCTTCCCGGCGGCCATCTCTTCTTTCAGGGCCGCGACGGACTTGCCCGTCTTCTCCGCGATGACGGTCAGGGGGTTGAAGCCCGCGTTAATCATCTGCAGAAGGTCCTGCCCCATCAGCTTCCCGGTGGACGACATCTGCGCAAAGGCAAGCGTCAGGCTCTGGAACTTCTGGGAATCACCCATTGAGATGTCGCCTATCTGCTTTAGGATGTCCATGACCTTCTCCGCCTCGATATTGAAGCCGAGAAGCGTCTGCGCACCCTTCGCAAGGTCGCCGAGCATCATCGGAGTGCTGACGGCAAAGGTCTTGATTTCGTTCAGCAGGGCCGTGCCGCGCTCCATGCTCCCGGTGAGTGTCTGGAAGGAGACCTCCAGCGATTCAATCTCGCTGCGCGTCTTGACGACCTGCTTGACGAACGCCGTCGCCGCCGAGAAGGAAAGGAACGCCGCGCCCATCTTACCGATGGAAGAGGCTATGCGGTTGCCGCTATCCTCCGCGCCGTCAGCCATGCCCCGGAAAAGGTTCACGGCCCGCGTGGACTTGTCTTCAAGTTCCTGCGTGTCGAGGGTTATCGCATACGCGAGTTTTTTGGTATCGTCGCTCATTGCCGTATAATTTCTTCGTCTTCTTCAAAATCATCGAACCTGCCGACCTCATTTGCGTCCTTGCTGGCATCATATAGCGGAGCGTTATCGTCATCCTTCTTCTCCCCATCACCGTACATCGGCATCGCCCGGCTATACATCACCGCGTTCACATAGCTGATATTATCGAGGGCGTAGTCAATGCTTACGCCGAGGTTCTTCGCTATTCCGAGGACCGTCGCCCAAATGCTATCATTCAGTCTTCCACTTCCTTCGTCGGCATCAGCAGATTCGCTTCTGATAGGGAAGTGGTAATGCCGAAAAAATCGCCTATCTCCATATCGCGGAGCCTCCTGATGATGACATCCATCATTACGGATGGCCGGACCTCGTCCAGAATGATTTGCGCAAGTTCCGCCTTGCGGTCCACGACCACGGTACGGGTGACGGTCTCCCTGCGCTTGAAGAGACCGAAGAACACGGGCTTCTCAACCACCTCTTCGACCTCACGCTCCTCCGTGAGCCCCTTCCTGCCGAGGATGAGCACGGCGCATATCTCGCCGAGCTTGCCGTAGTCCTTCGCGAAATGCAGGACATTCGCGACAATCTCCTCCTTCGGGACCTGCTTGACTACGGGGAGCGTAGAGACAATCTCTGATACAAGAATGAGCGTGGAGATGGAAGGAGAGGCAATCTCATACCTCTTCCCCGCTATCTCCAGAACTCCTATCGGTCTTTCAAGGATGGCCGATGCAACCTTTTGTTCAATGGTCTCCATCATGTACAAAATGTTTGTGCCCGGAAGAGGATTCGAACCTCCATAGCGTCCTCCCGCCTTCTGCGAATCGGGCTGGCGCGGTTTTACCGTTAGACTATCCGGGCCGTCCGTCTCATTCGAGGCCGTAGAACCTCGTCAGGATGCCTTCCACGATGTAGGTGTACGCTGCGACGGAGCAGCAGACCCACTTCTTGCGCCCGTTTATGGCCTTATAGACATCCTCCGGGGGTATGGCCCCGTGGCTCATCCAGCAGCGCAGAGCGTCCGTTCCGTGGTCCAGAAGGACGGCTTCCGCTTCCGGGAAATAGGTGTTGTAATAGACATCCTCGATGACATAGCTCTGCTTGTCCATGCCGTACTTGGTGACGACGGCCTCCCACTTATCCCACTCGAAGAGGTACGGGAGATGCGTAGTGAAGTTGCGGTGAGGAAGTCCCTCTTTGTCCAGCAGGGCTCTCGTCCGAGCCTTGTCGCGGAGCCATCCGTTGCGGCTCTCCGCGTCTCCGTCGAAGCTCTCGGCATTGATGCAGAGCCTCTGGAGGTCGGACATATCAAACGGCTTGATGGCAAAGCAGTCGTCCGCAACCATCACGAACTGCTTGCTCTCCGGGTAGAGCTCCCGGACTGCCCGGAAGCAGGAGACATAGTCCAGATGGGAACGGTAGCAGCCGCCAATCTCCGGGACGCGCTCCTTGTCCAGAAGCGTGATGTCCTTCCCGGTGAAGAAGGTGTCGGCGGCGAGATTGGAAACGCCTTCGCCTACGACAACGATGTGCATGGGTCCCTGATAGTACCTGCGCCATCCCTTGACGGCGAGTTTCAGTTCCGAGCCCTGCGCCCCTTCCATGAGGTACGGAATGACGACCAGAAGCTCTTCTTTGGGGGTTCTTTGTGCCTTTTTAGCCATGTTCTGCTGATATAGGTCCTTGTGTGTGTCGAGCCATCTTGCGGCCTCTTCCTGCGTCTTTCCGTAGCTGCCGCCTGCGAAGTGCTCCATGTAGTCATAGATGTCCTCCGTGCGGCCCCGGAGCCCTGCGTTGTTGCAGTCCTCGAAGACGGATGCCCCGGTGTCATAGTACGGGGGCTGGCCCCGGTGACTCAACTTGTAGTTCCGGCCCTCGGAAGCGAAGCGGATGCCGTGCTCCCGGAGCATCGGGACATTGAGCCATAGCAGGTACGGCGCGAGACGGACGGTCTTGTAGTTCTCTGATGGTTTCGGCTGCTCGATGCTGCCGACCCACGGGACGGATGCGTCGAAGAAGCCGGAGATGTCCTTTCGGAGGAGGATGTCGCTATCCAGAAGCACGAACCCTTCCGGGAGAATGTCGAAGAGATAGTCCACGGAAAGGATATGCTTGGAGCTCGCATGGTCGTTCACCGTACGCCGCTTGCCAGGATAGCGTGAGAGTACGGCCTTGAAGTCGATTATCTGGCCCTGCGTATTGTCCAGCACCCGAACGCCCTTCATGGCCGGGAAAGGCCGGGCATCGGAGTTGTCGAACACGGTGATGCTGCATCCCGGCGTATGCGCCCGGACGGATTGCACCAATGCCGAAGTAAGCTCCGGGGTGTTGTAGTGTATGATGGCGATATTCTTCTTCATGGCCTACAAAAAACCGGGAAGCAGGGGCCTTGCTCGACCCCTGCCCCGGATGGAAACTACGATGCGCTGCTGCCGGAGCCGGACGGCCAATCGCCCGCCGCTACGCGGAACTTGCGATAGAGCTCGCCGTCAGCGCAAGCCATAATCTTGAAGGTCAGGTCCACATAGTGACCCTCTTCCTCGGAGCTGCCGGGCTTCATGGTGACATGGCACTTGCGGGCCTTGATACCGATAGCACCGATGTTCTTCGGAGTGACCTTCACGGAGTAGGAATCGGAGATGATGTTCGTCTTCACGACAAGCTCGCCGCCTGCATTGACGGTTCCGCCGTTGAGAGAGGCCTCGGTGGCGAAGTCCATCTCCTTCACGCGGGTCGTGATGATGTACTCATGCTCGCCCTCTTCCTCCGCTACGACGATGCCGCCCGTGGCTTTCGCCTGAAGCTTGTCGCCGTCATTGGTTGCGAGGGTCGTGGACTTGTCGTTGATAACGCCGACGCTCGCAAGCGAGGAAGCCATTGCATCATTGGAACCAGTCTTGCCGATTTCAATTTTGCACTTGCTCCACGACATGATGATGGTGTTCTGCTGGGACATGGTTTTAAGTGTTTAATCGTTGATAGTGAATTCTTACGCTTACTGCATGTTGGCTGATTCCCTCGACTGCGATTGAAGTAGGGGTGGCATCCAACTCATAGAGGTACTCGGTACTTGGATTGCTATCGATGAAGTCGTGGGCGGCCTGCTCGATTTCCTCGACGCGGCCCGTGTCCTCGACAAGCTCCGTGGAGCCTACCATCGTGATGTCAGGCACATAGATATTCAGGACCAGCACGCCGTTCTGGATTTGCCCCTCCAGCCCCGCGAGGAACTTGACGACGATGTCTTCAAGCTGGGAGCCGTCAGGGCGCATGCCCTTGCGGTACACTTTCCCCGATACCATCTTGGCAAGATTGCTCGCCTTGACGATACGGAAGAGGTCTTTCTCTATGGTTTTCTCTGCCTTGCTCATTTCAGTCCGATTTTGTGGAGCAGCACCGGGACGAGTTGCTTCGCAAGCAGTTCAGCGGAGGTGAGGACATTGCGGCCATGAATGTCTTCCACATAGACGGCGTAGTTCATGCCCGCCGCAAGTATCAGGACTATGCCCTTGGGATAGTCGCCCTGCAACCTTTGCAGGAACGCCTGACCTTCCTTGATGCCCTCGGAGCCGTTGCCTTCCGGCCCGGAGAAATGCTTCCCCGACGACTGCTTTATGACCTTGCCGTTCTGCAGTACGCAGTACCCGATGGAGCTCCTCAAATTACCCGTGATGTCGTTGTAGTCACCGTTGTCACGCGCCTCCTTGATACATTGTTCGCCGACATAGCACATGGTGTTGATTGCGGCCTTTCGGATGCGGTCTCCCGTAGTGTTCAACTGCTTCTCGATGTCGCCAATCTTGAACTTCTGGACTATGGCTCCCATTATACCGTGACGCGGATGCGGCCAAGCATGGTGGCGGGTTCTACGCTCTGGACTTCATATTCGCCAAGCTCCTCACCGTATCGCAGCAGCTTGACAACCTTTGCCGTGAAAGGGGTTGCGGGCTGCTCCAGAAGGACATCGAAGGATGCCTGCCGGAACTTGCCGTCCTCATACACGCCGCGTCGGTTGTCCGTTACCGTCTTGATATGGCACGGGATAGGGTCGCCGTAGTCGGATGTGCCCTTGATGGGGTTTCCGTCCGCGTCAAGCCCCGTGTCCGTGTCTTTCTTGGTTGCGGCCTGCTTGATGTATAAAAGCCCGTTCGTGCGCATTGTTTACCACCTGCTTGAACCGTCTTCAATCGTTTTCAGAGTAGTCAGGTCGTCAGCATCGATGCCGTACTCATCGCACCACATGGCGATGTTCTCATCAATCTTCCCGGTGTCAATGCTCACGGCAACTCCGTTCTCGCTCCGGCTGCTCTCTACAAAGCCTTTGACGAGGCGGATGGCTACCCGAAGGAGTTCTGCGTCCTTCGGGGTAGCCGTTGCCGCTGCGCTGATACCCGCATTGAAGAGCATCATTTCCATCGTGGCACGGTCAGGATAGAACGCGCTGCAAATCGCGTTGCAGAGCCCTCTCAATGCTGACAAGTTGTCCATGACTTACGCTCCCGTGTACTGGGTTTTGAGGGTGTAGATACCGTTCATCTCGGTGATGACCGGGAGGGCGAAGGCTTCGGCCTTGGTGAACTCCACGCCGTTGCTGCCCTGCGTCTCGCCAACACCCCATTGAGAGACGCGGATGCGTCCGTAGTTGGAGTAGGCCACGCCGGGCTCCTGCTTGAGCTCGGAGTTGGTGTAGGCGTTCTTGACGAGACCGAGCTTGCCTTCCGGCACGAAGACCATGTTGGCCTGCACCCAAGGGGTGTAAGGGGTCTTGACGGTCCCGTTCTGGATGCGCACCTGACGGCGGATGGGCTCGAATACCGGGAAGCCGTTGCTTTCCATGTACTCGTTGAGCTCACGAAGCTGGACAATCTTGGAAGCCTTGTCGTTGCCCCAAATCATCTTCTTGATGTTGGTGGTACGGCACATGTAGCTGATGAGGGCGGGAGAGCAGAGAATCTTCTTGAAGATGACGCTATCCTGCGCGGCATCGATGATGCCCTGAATGTCCTCGAAGCAGTCCACGGTGGCGAGGTTCGCCTTGGTCCATGCGGTGACGGAGGTGGCGATGTTGCTGCCGGGCTGGTTGTAGGAGATGGTTCCGCGAGCACCGCCTTCGGGGTTGGTGTCGCCATCCAGAGCGAAGCTGCCCTCATTGGAGAGAGCGCGGAGGAAAATCATGTCGAGCTTGGCGAGCACGGAGCTCACGGGGTCCTTGACCTCACCCCACATGAGATTGACAAGACGCTGGGTCTTCTCCTTGTCAGGCAGGGACTTGGAATCGAGAATCTGGAGCACCTTGCGATAGTCCTGAATCGTCATGGGACGGGTGATGGCGTGGTGCAGTACCTTCTCGGCGAGGGTCTGCAGACCTTCCGTGCTCATGATGGCTTCCTTGGACTGGTCGCCGATGGTCGGAGCAGCCACGGTGATGCCGTACTGACCGATGAGCTCCTCGAAATTCAGGCCGATGGACGGGGTGTCCCAATCGAGGTACTGCTCGAAGATGACATTGTCGAAGAGCCTTTTATGCAGCTCGGAAGCTGCGTCGAAGCGAATCTGAACATTCTTGGTCAGTTCGCCGAAGATGGAGGAAAACTGAAACGGAGGCATAGTCGTTACTGCTTAATGAACATGATGTTCGGGTTGTTCTTCAGGCAGGGACCCTGCAACCAATCCGGGAGGATGGCGTAGGGGACCACATTTTTGAGAATCAGGGCTTCGTAAGCCGCATCGATGGTGTCAATCTTGTCCTTGACTTCGAGGTCAGCACCGACGCAAGCGTTGGGCGTGTACTTCGGAGCGGCAGGGGTGGCTTCGCCGGAGCCGACTGCGGCTGCGTAGGCGGAAGCCTCGGAAATGACATCATTGGCAGCAAGGCCCGTGATGGCTGCGGAGAGGTTCAGCACATCGTAATCTGCGTTCGATGTGTCGATGGAGGAGATGGTCGGGGAAGCATCGTTCTTGCCGACCTTCATGACGGTGTCGCCCACGGCGAAGTACAAGCCTTTCGCCACGCGCACCTTCGAGGTGGTTCCGCCGGAGAGGACGACTGCGGTCTTGATGACTGCGGCCTCCATAGTGTCAAAATTGACCTCCAGAAGGGTAGCCCTCGTCAGAAGTGCGCCCTTGGTGAGGGTGTTCTTGGGCTTGAAACCGCCGGGGAGAATCTTGCACTCGCCACGCCAGATGGCGGGAGTGCGACCCGGATAGGTCTTCTTTGCGAAATCAATAGCCATTTTTGGTGGATGATTAAGGGTTTGACATTAGGCGTTCGGGAGTGTCTCGGCCCACGCCTTGGCAGCGTCTTTCATGGCCTGCTCCGTAGTGCCTTGTTCACCCGCGCTTTCGGCGGGCATGAGTTTGGCGGTTACTAAATCTTGTTTGTAGTCCGTCAATTCCTTTACGAAGTCAGCGTCATCCGCGATGGAGAAACGCTTCATCAGGAAATCAGGAATACCAAGCTCTTTCGCCTTGGCAGCGATTTGAGCCTCCCGCGCCTCCTTGGATTTGGCAGCCTTCAACTCGGCGAGCTCGGCTTTCAGGGCCTCGTTCTCCTCATTTTTGGTCTTCTCCCAATCCTTGAACCATGCAGGGATGTTCTTACCGTTGCCGGAGCCCTCACCATCGCCCTCACCTTCCGGGGATTGCTTCTGGGATTGCTTGGCGGCCTGCACCTTCCGTGTGTACTCGCCCTGCATAGCCTTGGCGAACGGCACAACGGAATCTACCTTGGCCTTGATGTCGTCGTCGGACGCATCGTCGGCAAGTCCGGCGGAGCCAGCATCAACCAGCTCGCTCACGGCCTTGTCCGAAAGTCCCAAATCCTTGATTTTCTCGGATAGGAACTGCAAGAATTTCTTTTTCATACGAATCGATTGGTTTTGAAAAAATTGTTCTGGAGGCAAATATAGCGAAAAGTTTCCGTACAAGTGCTCAATAAGCACACATTTTTTTGAAACTTCTTTTTCATTGTCCGATAAGCAGTTAGAAGCGCAGAACGCTGATTGTCAGCCCTTTGAGCGAAATTTTTTCCTCAAAAAGTTTGCGTATTTGAAATAAATGCCATACCTTTGTACCCGGAGAGCCTAACAAGCACGCCTCCAAAACTGAATTTTCAACGCAAAACTGATAGGATATGACACAACAAGAATTTGAGGCCATGACCGGGATGAAGGTCACGCCTGCCGAGTACGAAGACATCCAGAACATCTACCTGAACGCTGGGAACATGGACAAGGAGAGCTTCTGCCGTGACTACAAGAAGCACGCTTCCTCCGCTATCATGATGGAATACTACAACCAGAGCGAGACGCTCCGCGCCAAGCTGGACAAGGCCCGCGACGAACGCAGGGAGATGGTCGATTGGCTCATCAAGACCGCGCACTCCGAGGGCTGCTCCGCTCTCCGTACCAAAGCCTGCAATATGAGCTCCGTATCGTATGTAGTGATGCGCACGCTCCAGATGGACCTCATCCTTGCGGAAGAGGATGTCGAATGGCTGAAAGACCATCTGGCCGACATGCACTCTGGACATAACCCCGCAGCCCGTTTTTAATCCGGCTGGAGACCACCGATATTCTCACGCTAAATACACAAAGCCATGCACACAATCAACGGAAAGCAAGTCTATACTATCCAAGAGGCATTCGCCTACGCTATGGCAATCGGGAAGGGATTCAGCCGGGACGGGCTCACCTTCGACGAGAACTGCCAAATCGGTATCAGCATGAACAATGGCGTTCTGGAGCACATCTGGCTCCATGCCGTTCGGAAGACCTTCACCGGGGGCGACCTTTACCGCGTGGAGATAACCGCCTCCGGCATCAGGACCTTCGTCTGGCCGGAGAACTCCAAGAAGTCAGGATGGCAGCCCTGCGAACTATAAGTCAAACCACCAAAATCAACGCAATATGAAAGAGACGAAAGAGAGCCTATATCGTGAATGGGCCGAGTACAACAATGAGATTGAACGCCTGAACGGACGCGAGCCCGTGGACATCGAGGTCATGGTAGCCAAGTGGCAGGCGCACTATATGAAGAAGGAGACCATTTCAGGGCTCCGAGAGAGGCGCGATGCCTGCAAGCAGGCTCTGGAACGCTGCCGGGAAAAGAAGGCCGCAGAAGCCCGGATAGAGGCTTTCAAGGCCACGCCGGAAGGCGAGGCGTACTACAACTTCCACAAAGGCCGCCTGCGTGACCTCTATGAGACACGCGACCGCGAGCGCATCCGTCTGCAGGACGGCATCCGCGTAGCCGTCAATCTGGTGATGGGAGGCCAATGGGATGTGGAGCTCCTGATGAGCTGGAAGCAGGCGCAGGCCGTCCTCCGGGAGGTAGTGAACGGGAAGGCCGTCTTCGGCACGGAGTTCCGCCTCACGCTGGACATGAACCCGTACCACCGGGAGCCCCGCTTTGAGACCAATATCGGCACGACGGGGACTTTTGCCCTCATGGATGACACGCCGGGGAGCCGGGCCGGGTTCTACATGGCCGTTGGCCGCCTGCTCGCCGCAAAGCCCACGCTGAACACCATCCGGGAGCTCCTGCTCCGTGCCGCCGAAATGAGCGACAAGTACCAGAACGAGATTGACTATGAGCGCAGGCTTCTGGACAATCCCTTTCAGGGATAATGGCCGGGCAAGTGAAATAATTTGAAAAAATATGCCAAAATGTTTGCATATATGAAATAAACGCATTAACTTTGTCCCCAGAAACGAGCTTAATAGGCACGCTAACAATTCAAACGCAACGCAATATGGACAATTATCAGATTCTTTCAATGAACGAGCTCTTCTGCGTCGTGACCGTAGAAGGAGCCAAGGAGTACAAGCCCTACATTCTCAAAGGAGGGCAGCTCTATGATGTCATCAAGTTCCGGCCCCTCGACCCGAAGCCGAAGCAGAAGTGCCTCACCGACGAGCATCAGGCCGCCGCGAAGGTCCTGCTGAAAGAGGCGGAGGAGAAGTGGAAGGCTATGGCCGCCAAGAAAGCCGCGCAGGTGGAGAAGCAGAAGGCAGAGCTTGAAGCTGCTGCAAAGAAGGCTGCCGCCTCCGTACCTGCTCCGGCCCCGGCCAAGACCCAGACCCCGCAGACCGCGCTGGATGCCCTCATCGCAGAGGCCGTCGCAAAGCTCTCCGTGGGTTCCGTCATGGAGCAGGCCAAGCCGACCATTGACGACTATATCAAGCAGACATACGGCCTCCTGCCGAAGTCTATCGAGGTGAAGAGCCAGTTCGGTACGCACCAAGTGAAAGGCGTGACCGCCTCCGAGTTCCAGACCGTGCTGCCCCTTGTGACCGCCGGAATCCCGGTGTTCCTCTCCGGCCCCGCCGGGTGTGGCAAGAATGTCATGTGCAAGCAGGTTGCAGAGGCTCTCGGACTGCAGTTCTATTTCTCCAACGCCGTGACGCAGGAGTACAAGATTACGGGCTTCATCGATGCCAACGGCAAGTATCAGGAGACGCAGTTCTATCAGGCTTTCACGAAAGGCGGTGTGTTCATGCTGGATGAGATTGACGCTTCCACGCCGGAGGTCCTGGTCCTGCTGAACGCAGCCATCGCCAACGGGTACTTCGACTTCCCTACGGGCCGCGTGGACGCTCATAAGGACTTCCGCATCATCGCTGCCGGAAACACCTACGGAACCGGGGCCGATGCAGAGTACACGGGCCGTTTCCAACTTGACGCTTCCAGCCTTGACCGCTTCTGCATCGTGGATGTCACCTATGACAAGACCATCGAGGAAGCCCTTGCCGGAGGCAATAAGGACATCCTTAACTTCATCTGGGACTTCCGCCGGGCCGTGAAGAAAGCAGCCATCAACTTCACCGTTTCATACCGCGCCATCGAGCGTCTTGCGAAGATGATAAGCCTCTTTGACACAGAGCAGGCCGTGAAGCTCGCCATCCTCCGGGGTATGGAGAAGGAAGATGCCAAGCTCGTATCGAACAATATGAGCATCTACGGCAACAAGTTCGCCAGCGCACTCAAAACCCTCGTCGCCTAATCCTTTAACCCGCCGGAACCATGAGCAAGAAGTTTGTCATAGAGAAGTTCAATAGCATCGACGAGTATGTGAAGACCATCGGCAAGCGTCCCGTGAACAAGGTGTTTGCCGGAGAGAGCCTCTCGTCGGAGAAGAAAGGCACATCAGAATTCGCTGCGACCGCGACATATCAGGATAGCGTTGCGCTGATAGAGCGCGGTTTCAGCGAAGGTCTGGACAAGATGATGAACAATCACGGCGAGCGTATCAGCTTCAAGATAAAGAGCAGCCGGGCTCTCCCGACCTCTTCCCCGGTGGGATATGCGCCGATTGTCCCGAACGCCATCCTCGGCCTCCCCAATAGCATGATAAGCAAGAAGACCGTCCAGATGAAGACCAAGGTCGTATCAATCTGGTACGATATGGGAGCCTCTTGTGGCGTACATTCGCAGGAAATCCTCAAAGCGGGCCGTCACCTGCTGGAGCTCATTGACATGCTGGAGAAGCAGGGCTACCGCGTTGAGCTCCGCGTCGGGAACTTCTTCTGCGGTAGCAAGGAGATATGCGCCCCGTTCGTGAAAGTCAAGACGGACAAGCAGCCCATGAACCCGCTGAAAATAGCGTACCCCATCCTGCACGCATCCTTCTTCCGCAGGCAGGGCTTCAAGTGGCTGGAGACAAGCCCGCAGGTTACGGATGGCGGTCTTGCTTGGGGATATGGAACACCGCTGCGACATGACTACAACGGAGACCGCCGGAAGTATCTCCGGGAGAACAAAGTCATTGATGACAACTGCTTCTTCACGGACCACTACGAAGCGTGCGAAAATGACGCAAAGGGCCTCATGAAGCTCATGGGCCTCAAATAGACAACCAATCAATTCAACGCAATATGGCAAAGATTATCTACCCGGACGGCACTTCCAAGGAAGTCACCCCGGCCAACGGAAAGTATTTCTCCCTGAAAGAGAAGCAGGACATTGTAGGTGGCCTCATCGAAATCTGCGAGGCCGCTGACCCGGATGGCGAGCATTGTCTCATCATCAATGAGGAAGGCAAGCTCATGAATCTGGAGTTCAACCCCATCGCCTCGGCAAAGTATCGGTATTGGTCCGGGATGCTCGATGAGAGCGTCATTGTGGGAACGGTACTATACGGCCTCTATGAAGAGATGTTCGAGGAGGACTATAAGGCAGCACGCCGGGCTGAACGCGAAAGCAAGAAGAAATAACCATAACGCCCGCTCCCGGCCCGTCTCGGAGCCTTTCGGCATCAGGACGGCCTCCCGGACCACCGGGGGCGGGAAAATCCAATAGAAGCAAAATGAAAGTATATCATGTAGAATTCAAGGGCGGGGACGGGGGCCATTACTATTTCGGCTCGCAGGCTGCCATCTTCGAGTGGTTCACCCCTCTGGACCTCGGCATCAGCCTCAAATCCCTCCGCAACAAGTATAACCTCGCGGAGCGTCCATACCAGAACGGGCGCGTCATCATCCGGCTCGGAGAACTGAAACGGAAAGAGACCAAGCGCGGGGGTTGGAGAGAGTAGTCAAGCGTTTGGCTATCAATCCATTGAAGAGTGAGGAAAAATGTGTAACTTTGTGAACAAATCAACGCAATAGGAACTATGATAGGAGCAATTATCGGAGACATTGTGGGCTCGCGGTTCGAGTTCAACAATGCAAGAAGGGCGGATTTCGAGCTCTTCACCAAGGAATCGACTTACACGGATGATACCATCTGCACCGTAGCTATCGCGGATGCAGCCATGAATGGCTGGAACTACGCTGACGCGCTGCTGGATTGGTGCAGACGCTATCCGCATCCAAAGGGCGCATACGGAGCCAGCTTCGCTGCATGGCTCGCATCGGAGAAGCCGCGCCCGTATTACTCATTCGGGAACGGTGCTGCCATGAGAGTGAGTGCCATCGGGTGGCTCTACGGCTCCATGCTGGAGACGCTGGAGGCCGCCAAGGCTTCCGCCGAAGTGACGCACGACCACCCGCAGGGCATCCAAGGTGCGCAAGCCACGGCTGCGCTGGTCTTCCTGCTCCGGCACGGCGGGACCAAGGAGCAGGCACGCGAGCTTATCGAGAAAGTGTACGGCCAGCACATCCCGCCGTACCGTCCGTTCTCCAACCCGTTCACGGAGGAGTGCGGGGCTACGGTCCTGACGGCTGCATCATGCTTCCTCTCCTCCCAGAACTTCGAGGATGCCATCAGGAAGGCCATTCTTGTCGGCGGGGATAGCGATACCATCGGGGCCGTGACCGGGGCGTTTGCAGAGGCGTACTACGGCATCCCGGAGTTTATCCAAAAGCAGGCCCTCGCCCGGCTGGAGGACGAAATGCTCGATGTCATCCGGCAGTTCAACTTCCAGATTGGCCGGGAGGCGTAATTTCATTATCTTTGCAGCCATGAAGAAAGAAGAGCTCATAGCACAATGCCGATACTACCACGGCGAGAAGACTTGCCCGTACCAGACGGCGGAACTCTCCAAGTATTGGGAGATGGAGCGCATCTATGTCAATCAGGGAACCGGGAAGGTGGACAAGGTGCAAGATACATACTACAAGTTCGCGCTCCACGGGAAGGACTATCCGGGCATACCGCGAGCCCTGCTGATAACCATGTTCAGCTATTGGGAGAAGGGAACCTACGATGTCCTTGCGAGCATGCCGGAGTTCCAGAAGCTCATCGACGGCTATTTGCGGGCCGCATCGGACTATATCCCTATGGGAACCGTCCCGGACAACGGATAAAAGAAAAGCAGGGCTGAAAACCCTGCTTTTTTAGTTCATCAGACTTTCCGGAACATAGCTTATGTAGCGCACTTCCTGACCGACCACTTCGACATCGATGTAGATGACATCCTTGCCGTTGTAGCGGCCCTTCTGGATTTTGGTGATGCGCATCTGCGTACCGCGCTGCGCGATGGTCTCGAACTCTTTGGAGAAATACTTTGTCCGCGACACGCCGTCCCAGCTTGCGCTCGATGCGCCGGAACCAAAGGCGGAGAAGTTCTCTGCATACATGGCATGCGTACCCTTCGGGGCGAAGATGTTGATGATGACATTCTTGCCCCAATCCTCATCAAAGCCCTTGTGCTTCGCGGAGCCCATCGACATGAAGCCGCCTTCCTGCATGGTTTGGCCGACAAGCTGCTGGAGCTTGTCCACAACGGAATCGTCAATGCTGCTTCCCAGATAGCGGCACGCCCGCTTCACCTCGTCAGGAACCTTCACCCCTGCGAACTCCAGACGGCCAAATATCGCGCCCATATCATCATCGCCACGCTGGAACCACATGTCCACGGGTGTCTCGCAAGTGTCCAGATAGTCCGTCATGGCGTTGGCTTTCGCCTTGAAGCGGCTGACGGGGTTGTGGCCCGTGTACTGCCGGAGCTCCAGAGGCTCGTTCACATCGTGATAGTGCCGCGTGTACTCATACATGGCCTCACGCTGCGTCATGTACTTTGTCGTGCCATATTCTTCGTACTTGTACACTGCGATACCTTCCTTCTTCAAGGCCGCATCGAACTCCGCCTGCGTGAGCTTGCCGCTTTCGAGGTCCCGGATGAGAGCCTTCGTCTTCTTCTCCCTTGCGATGGCATCGCGCCAAGACTTCGAGGCGGAATCGAAGAGCGTGTCGTCCGCAAGCTGACCGAGTTCTCGGCCAGCCTTCCTTGCGGCCTCTTCGGTGTCCCATACGACGGCATCCTTCCGGGCCTGCGAGTATGTGCCCTCGAAGACCTTGCCGCTCTTGCGCCGGGCCGCCTTCTTTGCAAGCTCCTCCCGCTTTGCGAGAACCTCGCTCATACGGGCCTTCGCCGCGCCGAGGTCCCCTGATACCACCGCGTCCTGATACTTCGCGAGAAGGTCCAAGAACGGCCCTGATTTGGTGACGAACTGCTCCTGCGCTTCGAGCTCCGTGAGTACGGCACGCCATTCTCCCATTTCGGCAAGCAGGGCCTTCGTCTCCGCAAGTTTTCCCTGCAAGACGGCATCGTCCAGCTTCGAATAGAGCTCCGCATAGACGCGCTTCCCGGATGCTGCATTGGTATTGAGGAAGGCCAGATGCCCGGCCTGCTCGGAACCGATGGCTTTCCACTCGTTCATCTCCGCGATGGCCGCCTTTGCTGCCTGCATATCCTTCGCGGCTATGGCATCGTCGAGGGCCGCGAACGCCTTGACATACGGCTGCGCAAGGCTGCCGTTCCAAGAGAGCTTCGCCATCTTGAACTCGTTCTGGATGCCCTGCCATTCTATCTTCTCCTGCACGATGCCAAGCTGCTTCAAGTACGCCTTCTGCGATACCTGCCATGAAGGGTAGAGCGTCTGCACGGGAACCTTCTGGACCTTGTGGAGCATATTGCCGCCGAGGTAGGCGTTGGCCTCGAAGTCCAGCTTCGCCGCCTGCTGCTCCAGAGAAAGCGAGCTCCACATCTGCATCTTCGCGCCGACGGACTGCTCAATACCCATCGTGGTCTTGTAGCCCCATGTCTTCGCGACTTCGAAAGCGTCATCCACATACTGCGTGGAAGCAAGCTCGGTTTCGACCTTCTGGATGGCCTTCGTAGCGGCTTCGATGGCGGAGAGGTCCTTCCCGGCCAGCGCGTGCCGGAGCTCGGAGAGGTCGAGGTCCGGGATGACCTCCATCTTCGCGAGCAGGGCGTTCCCGGCCTTCCATTGTGCCGTCTCCTTGACGGGCGGCAGATAGACATCCTTCGCCTTGTCCCAATTATCCTTCAGGAAATACGGGAGCCTGCCGTCCTTTTCGGCGGCAAGCACGCGGTCCTTATTGTCCCGCATCCACTTCTGGAAGTTATCCGGGAGCTCGGTTATCTCGTCGGACGGCGGCACGGGCTCCTCCCCGGCGAGGATGGCCTGCTGCATCTCCACGAATTCGTCTTCCTTGCAGGTGATGGGCGTGGCGTAGCAGAAGCATTGCGGATGCCAGCCCGTGAACTTGAAGTCCTTCGGATAATCCCCGGCCAGCTCGTCGCAGATGTCGTGGATGGGATGGTTATGGGATAGGTTGATGCGTATTCCCGTCACGAATTCCATCTGCTCCCAGCGTAGGTTATCCGCCGTGCGATAGGCCATGTTCGTCTCCGTCCGGGCCAAGCGCATCGCGTTCTTATAGCTGGAACGGTACACGCCTTGACCGGGGTGATAGGCTTCTGCAGCCCGTGATAGCCGGAGGTTGCCGGAGGAGGCATCCCGGACGCGCCGGAAGAGACGGTCCGGCTCCTGCAAGTATTTCCGTACCTGACTGCTGATATGGCTCGCACTTTCGCCTTCCCCGATTGATACGGTCATGGCAAGCTCCATCTCCTTCCGAAGCTGCTTCGTAGTGTTCCAGACGCGGTTGGAGAGCGTCAGCCCGTCATCCCGCGTCCGGGCGAAGAACGCATCCATAGCGTCGGTGTTGCGCTTCGTCCATCCGGCGAACCGGGGGTCATTCAGGACCTTCTTTCCGAACATGGATGCAAGGAAACTATCAGCAGCCGCGTTCCCGGCGGCCCATTCGAGCTTGATTCCCTGACTGATGGCCGCGTAGGTGGCGGAATGTAGCTGCCGGAGGATGTCAGATGCCTGCTTCGCCACACGCGGATTGCTCTCGAAGGAGAACACTTCCCCTTCGGGTAGCGTCCACTCCTTCTGGATGCCGAGCAGGGCGTTCACCGCCTGCGAGAAGAGCACGGAGACATCCGTGGCGTACTTATTCGTGCGCCCCAGAAGTGCTTGGTACTCTTTTTTCTGGTTGAAGGCCATTTTCCGGGCTTTGAAGAGCGTTTAACTACTCTGCCGTTCCCACTATATCACCGGGCTCCGTAGTGACCGAGAAGAGGTCTTTCTGACGCTCCTCGCGTTCCTTCGCCTCCTTCTGGACCTTGGCATACTCGGCATGGCCGTCCTTGACGAGCGGATTGGCGACGACGGAGGTCTCCAGAGACTGAATACCCGCGTCGTATGCCTTGATGATATTGGAGAGGGCTTCTGCGATGTCCTCGCCGAACGGCTCCTGAAATTCGTGCTCCACGACGAGCTTCTTGCACTCCTCGGCCAGCGAGACATTCAGCACATTCCCGATGATGGCCGTGATGAGCGAAGCGGTACGGTCCAGCAGTTCGTCGTGCGTCTCCTTCCGCTTGGAAGCCTTGATGTCGGCCAGCAGCATGACGGTTTTCAGGGCCTTCGCGGAGAGTTGCGAGACGCTCTTCAATGTCTCGAAGCTGATGTTCGGGGTGAACGACATGGTGTGAATCTTGTTCTCCAGCCATTCGATTTCATCCTTCTTGCTCTGCGGGGCGTTGTCCCATGTGAGGTACTTGGCGACCTTCTCCACGCCACCTTCCCGGAGGCCCTTGGCGATGAGCAGCTTGTTTGCCGCCTGCTTCTCCGGCATGTTCTTGATGACATCGGCATCCATGATGGCGATGGGGTCTGCGAAGTAGTCGTTGGTGTCGGCGGTACGGCTCTCGACATGCTCCAGACGATAGAGCATGCGCTCCGTCCCGGCCCATTCCTTCTCCTGCTGGAAGAGGATGATGGGTATCTTACCTACAAGGTTCGGCTCCTCGACTACTTCCCAGCCCCGCGCTACCCGGCGGCAACGGTAGATGACATTCGGCGTGAAGATGTCAAAGTGGTAGTTCGTGTTGTTGTTATCCTCCTTGATGTAGTAACCCCAGCCGATGGATATGATGTTCTCATACTGGTCCCAGCGAACGCGGATGTCGTCGCCCTTGCTCTTCGCCAGAACGCGGATTTGGCACTTCGGCGTTTCCTTGCCGTCGGCATCCACATCCTTGTACACGCGGAAGAGCATCGCGCTCTCCGTCTCGGCCCCGGCCAGACGCTTGCATTGGCGGACCTTCGACGCGAAGCGGGTGTCCTTGATGAACTGCTGGAAGGCTCCCCAAGCGTTATCCGTCCCGGTGCTCACCTGCGACCATTTCACGGGCCTTCCGTAGAGGAAAACCAGCGCAATCTCGTTGATGTACACGGGATATGGAATCGGTATCTTCCAGACCTCCTCCTTGCGGACGAACTTGCCGTCCTTGTCGGTGATAATCTTCGGCTCCCGGAAGTTCACGGGGTGCTGGAAGGTGTCGTAGTCCTTCATCGCGTCGATGATGAGTTCGTGACGAGTTGTCATCTGCTCAATGATGGCAGAGATGTCCTTGGAGGCGAGCAGCTCGTCAAACTCCTTCTTCCTGCCCGCAATCGACTTCAATGAAGTCAGAAGTGCATCAAATAATCCCATAACCGTATGATTTATAGTTGTTTATAGTCCAAACATGGCCTTGTTAAAGTTGCTCCAATCGATATTGTCATCCTCTTCCATGAGGTCGTTGATGGCGTAGCCGAGGATGTCCACATATTCATCATGCGGGGCGTTCGGGAAGCCGCATACTTCCGTCAGGAACTCCTCGTTCCAGCTTCCTTCCACGATGTACACGCGCCCGCACTCTATCCGGGGGGAGACGGCTTTCAGGCGCACGGCCTTGTCATCCGTTGGTGACGGTGTGCGCTTGACATTCAGGGTGCTCGTCATTTCAAGCATCTGGACCACGCTCTCGCCGTTGGCCTTCGGCTCGACATGCAGGATGCTCTCACTATCGCCGCAATTGGCCGCCACATACTCCGGGAGGAAACGGAGCAGGGCGGGCATGTCCTTATAGACCTTCTGCGCGTTGTAGAGATAGATATTGTTCCCTATCCTGCACGCGGCAAGGATGCCGGACGGGTCATTGTCCGAGCGTACCTTCTTCTTGGAATAGCCCGTGTCCAGATAGAAGTGCATGGGCTCCCGGAAGCGTAGGGCCGTGAAGTCGGCGAAGCTGATGCGCCGGAACCAATCCTCCTTGACGATATTACCGCCGTCCACGACGGGGCTCTGGTCGTACTGCCCGGCGTACTGCACGCTGCCGAGGTCCGCCTTCGCCTCCTCCAGAACCTCACGCGGGAGGCGCACGGGGTCAAGCAGGCCGTCCACATAGTTCTCTTTCAGGACTGCGGGCTTAACATTGTCCGATACCTCCGCCGGGAGGCAGATGTGCCGGATGCGCTCTGAACGCTTCTTTAGCTGGTAGCCCGTGACATCATCGATATGGAGCCTCTGCATGACGGTTATGACCGGGGTGTTGGCCTTGTTCACCTTACGGCTGGAGAGCGTCTTGGTGTGCTCATTGGCGGCCAGACGGAGCACCTCGGAATCCGCCTGCTTGGGGTTCACGGGGTCGTCGTTGATGATGACATGAGCGTGGAAGCCCGTGATGGTCGCGCCCGTGGAAGTGGCGTAGCGGAACCCGCCGGAGTAGTTCGCGTAGTGCTGCTTTCCCGACTTGTCCTTGCGTATCTGGATGCCGGGAAAGAGCCGCCGGAACTTGTCCGAGCAGATGATGTCCTTGCTTTTCATCGCGTGCTCCACGGAAAGCCCTCCTGAATATGAGTTTGTGATAATCTGGATGGTCGGGTCAATAACCCAGAGCCATACGGGGAACATGATGGTGACAATGGTCGATTTGGTCGTGCCGGGCGGTATGTTGATGATGAGGTCATAGGGCTTCGGCTCCCTGCTTTTGATGCAGGAAGCGAGGGCTTGCAGTTCCTCGCATAGATAGGGGATGTGCCAATTATAGACGGGCGTTTCCTTGATGATTGTGTCCCAGAAGAGGCGCACAAAATAGAAAAACGACCTGCGGCACTCCTCCGCGACAACCCGTAGTCCCAATTCTGCATAGTCAATGTTCCGTGTCATTCAAGACTTGTTCTCCGATAGCCAATAGTGCGCTGCGCTGCTCATCGGTGAGCTTCGTAAGGTCAATGCCCGGCGAAGCTGCGGCCAGAGGCGAGCCGTCTGCGCCCGTCACTTCCTGACGCTCGACATAGCCCCGGTCCTTCATCTTCGTCTTGGCATAGAATATCAGCATGGTAGTATCGCCGTCCTTCATCTTTTTCAGGATGAGGGCCTCGGCGAAGTCCTTCTGGAGTTCCATGACATCTTCCACCTTCTCCTTGAACTCCGGGTCTTTCTTGCACCAATCGTAGAAGGTGAAGCGGCTGATGCCAGCCGCCTTGCAGGATGACGCGACGATGCCTGAATTGGCGTTCAGGTGTGCAAGGACCTCCTCCTTCTGACGCTTGATGCGTTCTTCGATAGTCTCATTCCATGAACTCGATGCCATAGCGTGTTACTTTTTCTTGGATTTGTGTATGTCGCCGATGACGACGCGGTAGGTGCGCTTCTTCGGGTCTCCGGCGACGAGTATCTGATAGACCTTTTGGCAGGTCTTGTTATCTTCGGAGCCGTCCATCATGGAATAGAGACGCTTGGCCGGGAGATAGCCCGCGTAGCTCTCCGGGTGTTCGGCTGCCTTCTTCATTTCCTCCCGGAGCATGGACTTGTAGTCCTTCTCCTCCCCGAACTTCGTGTCCTGACGGCTGGAACGGAACATGTCCGTGTCCCAATAGAGCATGACGAGGTCAGCGTTGGGCTCCCTGAGCAGGACGCGCTGATAGAGGTCCGGGTAGAACTCCATGACCTTCGGGAGCGTCTTGATGGTGTCCACGGAGAAGAACTGCGAGATGCGGAGCTTGTTCAGCGGCACGCCGACCTTGTAGAGATAGAGATATGTCTTCGGTATCTCCAGACCGTTGAGCTTGATGTAGAGCCAGATGTCGTTGTCCTCCCAATCGTAGATGGGATAGTTGAACACGCTCTTCTCCGGGTCTGCAGACTTGTTCCCGATGGTGATGCGCCTCTGGAGGCTCTCGTTGGCCCGGAGGCCGACAAGCTGCGCGATGTTCTTGAAGAGGTGCTTCCCGAACTCCTGATAACTCATCCCCATCTTGAACTCCTTGTGCCATCGTATGGCGAACTTCGGCATGGGCCTTATCCAGACGCTTTCCTTGCCCGGCTCCCAGCAGATGAAGCTCTCATCGTTGGCGAGCCTATTGCAGCAGTTATAGTGTCGGATAGGCAGGCAGAACCAATAGAACCGGGCTCCGAGCGAGAGGAAACGGCTGCGCCATTGCAGCACAATCTGCTCCACATCGGGGTAGATAGCCTCCTCGTCGAAGAATATCACCATCAGGCGGCTGAAAGATATGCCGTACTTCTGCATGGTGCGTATAACCATCTCGGCGAGGCAGATGCTATCCTTCCCGCCGGAGAAGGAGACGGAGACCAGCTTGTTGCGGTTGAACACCTCCAGAATACGCTTCTCGGTGGCTTCGAGTACCGATATGTCCAGTTCGCGTACAACCATATCAGAATGACTTTATGACCTTCGCGTTGGAGAAGGTCTGACGCTTGGTGACAAGTTGCAGGAAGGTCTCCCGGTCAATCTTCGAGAGACGGAAAATCTCCTCCCGGCTCATGCCGAGCTTCTTTGAGATGTCGTCCACGGACTGCCCTTCATCCAGCATCTTCTTGACGATGTTCTCCATCGGCTCCAGAAGGTGCGTGCCGCGTGCGCGGTTGAAAGTGACGGTCCCGGCCATGTCATCGGCTGCGTTTTCATGCTCTACGATGACGACGGGTATCTTGCCACCCAGAAGGGTTTTCAGCGGCTCCCGGCCAGAGACGAGCCAGCGATGGAAGCCGTCTATGATGGTGTAGTCCGGGCGTATGACAATCGGGAAGCAGAAACCGTTCGCGAGAATGCTCTCCGTGAGCAGTTTCAGGTTCTTTTCGAGGACTTTGTTGGGGTTGTAGTCATTGGGCTTGACGAGCTCCCGGTCCACGAATTTGAGCTTTTTCAGGGGCTCAAAAAGGTCTTTTTTCTCTCCTGCCATGGTCGGTGTATTAGATGAAGATTTCCTTTCCGCAATGCGGACAGATGATGGAGCGTGCGCCCTGCATTCCGGCCTCGATGTCGTCAGCCTCCTGCTCCTGCGCGTCGCGCTTCTCTTCCGGGATGGCTGCGACCTGCGCCTCCTCACTTGCGGGCTTCTGCGCCGGGGCTCCGAGGTCCACCCCCAGATTGTCCCGGACATTCTCCTTGATGATGGCCTCCAGATAGTCCGTAGAGAAGCCGATGATGTCCGTGTCCCCGATTTCCTTGATAATCTTCTCCACGGCGGAGAAGTTCACATAGGACATGGACTGAATCTTGTTGTCCTCGATGACGAGCTTCTTCTTCTGCTTCTCCGTCAGGCCCGTCAGGATGACGACCTCCCCGGTGGTGTCGCCGCGCATCTCCAGCGCGAGCTTCTTGCCGTGACCGCAGAGGATGTTCATGTTCTCGTCCACGACGATAGGATAGTATTGGCCGTAGGTCTCGATGGACTTCGCTATGGCCTTGACCTGCTCCTGCGGGTGGTTATTAGGGTTGTCGGCGTACTCTTTCAGGGAAGAAAGAGGCACGACCTTCATTGTTTTTGTGACTTTACTTTTTGCCATACTTTACGCTTGTTAGATACTCCCTTGCGGAAGCGATATGCACCGATGCGGCTTCCACCACGGAAGGGTCGATGCGATAGACCTGCTCCCAACCCTCGCGGGCGGACTTGCAGTATTGGCGGGCCGGGAATACTCCCGTGCCTACGACGAAGCCGTTTTCCCAATCGTAGATTGGCGGGAGGCTCCCTCCCATGAAGTAGTGGATTACGGCCAGCACTTCTTCGTGCTTCCAATCCATGATGGGGCTGAAACGGGTCACGCCCTTGCCGTCGGTATAGATGCCTCCCGGCCCGGTGTGATTGCCGTCCTGCGTGCGCCGTCCGAGGATGATGACATCGAGGTCGAGCTCCCGGAAGAACCACGCCTGCGCCCGGTGCTGGATGATGGAGAACCATCGCGCCGCCTGCGAGCTCTTCTGCGGGAAGAGCATCTCCGGGTGGTTGGCGAGCCAGCCGAGCGTGAGCTTGTCGTTGTTCCAGATACGGAGCCCGGCGGGCTTGTTCTCCTGAACCCATTTCAGGAAGGCCGGGTACTCCAGCTCACGGGCTATGCCGAGGACGCAATCCGTCACTCCTGCCTGCTCGCAGACATATTGCAGGGCGAGGCTATCCTTGCCCCCGGACCATGCATATCCGGCCCGTTTTCCAGCCGTTTCCGCCTTGATTTTCGCCACGGTCTTTTCAACGAGGGCGGCAGCCTCATCTCTGGAGACAAGCTCCTCGATGGACTGCCATGCCCTCACGAACAATGCGTTATCGGCGGATTGCTTTTTGCCTATGATGGACTTCATGATTAGAAGTGATAGGCCATATTGACTGCTACGGCGTTGATGCCGCCGTCATACTTGAATTGGAGCCAGTACGCGGGTGTCAGCTTGAAGCGCACATTGGCGATGAAGCCGGGCTTTGCACGCATGGAGTAGCCCGCGTTGAAGATGACCCATTTGCAGCCCCATCCTGCGACGGCCTGCAGACGGTCTCCGTCCAGAAACTTATCTCCGTTGAACATATTGTCCCATGTGGCATCAATCATAAAGCCAGCCGGGAGCTTGACGGTAGCGGAAAGCGTCTCCTTGAACTTGCCGGACTTGATGTCCCAGATGTTCCGTGAGAGGACATAGAACACGCCGCCGACATTGAAGTTCAGCCATACGGCGGGCGAGAAAGCCTGCCCGGTGACATTGTAGTTGGCGACCCCGGTCACGGAGAACCACTTGGCGACATCATACTTGTAGCCCGTGAAGAAGGAGAAGGAGGCGGCCCCGCCGTCGGTAGGCTGCGAGAGGCTCGCCCATACGCGATAGGTGGTAGGCTGCGTGATGCCGTCATAGACCTGCGCGTTGGCATTCAGGCCAGCGAGAAGGAAGGTGAGGGCCAGCAGGCCCATAGTGAGAAACTTTTTCATGGCGTTATTCGGATTTGTTGGTGAAACGCTTGTCCACGGAGAAGATTAGGCCCGTGGTGCTTTCCTTGACATAGCCCTTGACAAGCACATCATAGACGGTTGGCTCGGTGAAGTAGCTGATGACATTCTTCTCGATATACTCGTCCAGCCAGCTATTGGCTTTGAGGCCCTCCTGCTCCAGAATGGATTTGACGGGGGCGTTGCTGGTCTTGACATCCATGAACACGACTGCGTCATTGCAGACCGTGACATCGAAGTTACCCATGATGGCGGTGGGAGCGTTCGAGACATCGCCCGTCAGGGAGAGGTCGAACTTGAATTCCGGCTTGACCTTGTCGCATGCGGACATGCAGAGGATGAGGCTGATTGCTGCGAAGGCAGCGAAGAGAAACTTTTTCATGATGTGTGTGATGTGTTGGTTATGGAGCCCGCATCGCGGATGCGGCACGGGCTCCGGGGTTAGGGTTTTATTCGTGTGTGGCGATGGCGTGCTCTCTATCGATGGTCCGGGACATGATGCCGGAGAGCAGGATGGTGAGCAGGGAGCCCGTCACTATGATGGCTGCGTTACCGCCGAGCTTGCCGATGGCAAAGACCGGGAGGCCGATTGCCAGCGATGCGACAATGCCCCAGAAGAGGCCCTTTTCTGACATCTTGTAGCCCTTGATGGCGAAGATGGTCGGGAGCATTACGCTGGAGCGAAGCGTGCCGTAAAGCAGGAAGAGATAGGTTATCGTGATGCCGGGGATATTGGCGATGGCGATGGCGAGAATCAGGGTGGCGACCATAGTCAGGCGGGCCAGACGGAGCTCGCCGCCGAAGAGCCATTTGCCGAAGGCGGATTCAATGAACATCGGGAAGCCCTTGCTGCTCTTGATGCGTTCCATCACATCATGGCCTGCGACGCTGGAGACGGCGCAGAGGATGCTATCCACGGTAGAGATAAGGCCGGAGAGGATGAGCAGGAAGAAGAGATAGAGGAACCAGCGCGGGGTGAAGTTCAATACGGCGGTCACATTGGTGAGCTGCGTGTCTGCGACCTCGATGCCGGAGCCAGCCACGAAGAAGCCGAAGAGCGAGAGGCTGATAGGCACGACGGCGAAGATGAAGGCGGCTGCAATCATGGTCTGCTTGACCTTGTCCGGGCGTACTGCGAAGGTGCGCTGCCAGAACATCTGGTCCCCGAAAGTGCCGGATAGCAGGCCGATGGTGGTAGGCAGACCGAAGGTAAGGAAGAGGTTCCAGCCCGTGCTTCCGCCGAGGCTGCGATAGTCACCCGTGATACCGCCGAGGCCGTCAAAGAGGCAATGTGCCGGGGTGTTGTTCAGCATGATAGGCAGGCCGAGCAGCAATACCACGACGATGAAGCCCATCTTGACGAAGTCCGTAGCGATGGAACTGCGGATGCCCGTGAAGAAGGTATAGGCCAGAGGTACGACTGCGAGGATGACCGTGGTCCAGAAGAATGGAAGGCCCGTAATCTTGTGGAAGATGGTCGCGCCCGCGAGAAGCTGCACGGCCATAGAGCAAATCTGCAGACCGAAGCTCTCTACAAGATACGCCGTGTGCGTCCTCTTGGAGTATTTCTCCCTGATGTAGTCGGAGAAGGTCCAGCCATTGGGACGGAGCGAGCGCATCTTGTTCGCATAGAACGCGAAGAGGATGAGCGTGAGGACATTCGGCACGACGAACCAGAATACCCCGGCGAAGCCATGCTTGTAAGCCTCTTCTGCGGCGGTGAACATCGAGGGAGCCCAGACCCATGTGGCGGCCATAGAGAAAGCCGTAGCTATCCAAGGAGCCATGTGTCCGGCGGCCAGATATTCCGCCTTTGTCTGCTGACGCTTGCGGAGCAGCAGCACGATGCCAATCATCGCCGCGAAGTAGATTGCGATGAGAAGCAACCCGGTGAATTGAGATAAAACTTGCATAGTTTTTGGATGTTAGAAATGTTTGTTACCTGCAAAGATAGCAAAAAGCGTGTTTATCAAGCACGCTTTCTGCCAAAAAAATATATCATTGTCCCATATACTCGGTTATTGCGGCCTTGAAGTCGTCGAAACTGCGGCATACGACATACTTGTAGCCGACATTCCTGACGGCCAGCATCCACTCTATTTGCTCCGGGGACTGCTTGGATTTCTTCTCCCCGGTCTTCATTTCGATGCAGAGGCCGTGATATGCGCCGTTGGGACATAGCAGTATGAGGTCGGAAACGCCCTTTGTCGTGCCTTCCGCTTTGAGTATGGAAGCCTCAATCTTCGAGCGGGCTCCGCCGTTAGGGACCGCGAAGAGAAGGTTCCATATCCGTGCGTATTGGAGACGGAACCATCGCACACATTCCTGCTGGATTCTGGATTCGATGTGTCGCATGGCCGTCAGAACGGAAGGTCATCTTCTTTGTCCCGGACCTCCCCGGTCAGGGGGTCATAGGCTGGTTCCGCCGGGGCCGGGGCCGCAGCTTGCCCGTGAGAGGCATTCCCAGCCGTTTGAGCGGTACTTTGCCCCTGCTGCCGTCCCGATGTATCATCCGGCCTGCGGTCGAGCAATTGAAGCACTATTCCGGCGATTTCCGTCTTCCAATGCTTCTTGCCGTCCGCGTCATCCCATGAGCGCGTCTGGAGCTCTCCCTCGACATAGATGCTGGAGCCCTTGTGGAGAAAACGCTCGCAGACTTCGGCGGGCCTTCCCCAGAAGATGACGACATGCCATTCCGTGCGGTCCGGGATGACGCTGCCGGATTGCGTGGTGTAGCCCTTTTTTGTCGTGGCGAGCGAGAGGGTGGCTTTGATGGCCCCGGTGTTGAGCCTTTCCACTTTCGGCTCGTCACCCAGATAGCCGATAAGCATGACTTTGTTCAAACTTGCTGCCATATTGTACTATTGCTTATAATTGATTGATATATAATATATTATAATATACTATATGAGCTATTATATTCGTACTTACGGGGTATCTGGTTCATTGGCCTTTTTCAGGGCTGCGCCCAATTCGGCGAAGGCCCGGATAGCCTCGTCCAGCGTGCATGTAAGTTGCCTGACGCTCTCATTCATTTGCTCAAAGGCCGAGCAGAGGTTTACTGCGTCTTGATGTGTCATTTCCATAGCCGTCAGTACCTAAAATCCGTGAAATGTACGATGATGCCTTGGAAGAGCTGCTTGGTCTCCGTGCGCGTGGCCCCGAAGATGAACGCCCGGAAGTCCTCCAGCGAGAGGCCGTCATTGGCGGCCAGCTTCTTGATGTCCGTGTACGGTTTGCCGTCGATGACGGCTTTCAGTTCCCCGGTGCGCGGGTCGTATGACATCGATATGCGCTGATACCCGACGCTCTCTTTCAGGGCGACTATCTCATGCTGCGGGCTATCATACGGCCTGCCGGACCATTCCCGGACGGAGAGCGCGAACTCTCCCTGCATGACCTTGTCCAGATTGTGCTTCCATCGGTCATAGCCTGCGCGGATGGTGTGTATCTTCCGGGTCATGAGGTTGTCCCTGAAATGCGTCTCCTGCCCCTTCTTCGGATGGTAGCCGGGGAAGCGGCTCGATAGTATGACGATTACTCTCTTTCTCATATCAGTACCCTTGTGACTTTTACATCCGTGATGACACGGGGTTTGAAATGCTTGATGATGAAGCAGCGGAAGCGCATGTGCGCCTTGCTGCGGGTGAGCTCGGTCTGCCAGATGAAGGACTGCCCGAAGGCTTCCGCGTATTCAAGCTGCCAATACGGGACTTTGATTGCGTCGTGGAAACTCATTTCTGGACGGCCTCCTGCCCGTTGTTATATTTCTTGTCATACTGCACCTTCGCTTCGTAGCCGACGCGGGTGATGAACCTGCGGAGACGCTGCGAGAGCTCACTCTGCCGGGCGACTATCAGGACGAACTGCCCCGATACCCATTCGGCGTTCCAATTGCCCGCGTCCTTGATTTCATCATAGGCCGTGCGCTTGGCCGGGCCGCCGAGCTTGCGGCGTTCCGCCCTGATGTTCTTGTCTATCTGCTTCATCGCAAGGTCGAAGCTCTCGATGAACCGGGCCTGCTCCATGAGGTCCTCGGCGGTCATGTTTGCGTTTTCTTTTTGCATAATGTAGTGATATTTAATGTGTTAGAATAATTTTGGTTCCTGCGCCTGCGGCTTTGGGCCGATGATGGCCCTGACGCGGGCTATCTCCGCATCCACGGCCTTCTCCAGACGGCGGCTCTCATCGAGGGACTGCTTGCCCCGCGTGTGCTTGTCAAAGTAGCGTTTCTGCCATGTGCGCATCTCTTCGACGAGTTCAAAGAATTGCCTGCTATCCATAGGTCATTCCGCGTTGGAGAGTTCGCCCTCGATGGTGGCGAGGGTTTCCTGCATGTCCGCCCGGCCACAAATCAGGGAGCATTGCGATGTGAGCTCCCGGAGCTTCTGGACGGTGCTTTTCAGGAGGTCAAGCTGCGCCTTGGCCCCGGCGAGGAAGACGCGCTCATCCTGACGGTAGCGGCAGTTGTCCGCCGGGATGTAGCAGGAGAGGCAGCGACGGCGGCAATGGTTCCCGACGAACTGCCGGGCCATCTCCTCAATCTTCGCGGGCTGCGGGCCTTCCTGCTCGGTCATGGTGAGTTTCAGGGCCTGATACTCGTCCCAGATGCGCTTGATGGTTCCGAAGGTCGGGTTGTCAAGCGCGTCTTTCAGGCTCCGTAGGCCGTGGATGACGGTGGAGTGGTCCCGATGTATGCAGGAACCGATAGAGGCCGTAGAATAGCCCTTCTCGCGCAAGGAACGGGCTACGATGGCGCGGTAGTACGGGGCCGGGTAGCCCCTGCTGGAGTAGAACTCCTCCTCGGTGATGCCCGTCACTTGCAGGATGATGTCCAGATGGAAGCGGAAGTCATCCGCAAGGCCGGGGACCGGGGTGATGGATGTGTCAGTCATCATAAGGCACTTCGTAAAGGTGATAGCAGTTCTGGTGGATATTGACGAACTCCTCCCGTGGCGGGAAAATCTGCGCCGCGTGGATGCGGTTAGGGAGGAAGGCGTAGCGTATCTCTTTCAGTTCATAGTAGCCGATGGGGTGGTCCGTCGATGCGGATAGATGCCAGAGGCCGTTCTCCAGATTGACGAAGACCATCTTGCCCTTGAACTTGTAGAGCCCGGTGGCGTAGAAGCCGTATTCATCCTCTTCCGAGTGCTCCGTGTAGAGACGCTCCAGAACGGGGTTCATCGGCTGCCGGATTTTGTCGAGTTCTTCGCGTGTCATCCTATCTTGACTTCTTTGTTGATGTCCATGCGGTCCAGCTCCTTCTGGAGAGCTTCGCGCTCATTGTCCAGAGCCTTGACTACGGTACGGAGCACTATCTCGAACGGGTGGTGCTGCATGGCGACAAGCGCGAGGTGCGCCCCGATGTTTGCCATGAGGTCCTTCTCGCCGTGCTGCCCGGACATGATGACCTGATAGCCCTGGCCGCCGATGTCCACTATTGCGAAGAGTATCTTGTCGAAGCTGACGGCTTCATTCTTTGTGGGTTTGGTGTTTTCCATATCACGATGGTATTAAAAGTTACGGATGTCTATTGTCTGCGTGTAAGTCAGCTTACCCGCGTAACCGCGCTTGGCAAGCTCCTCCATGAGCTCCCGTGGCGTGTACTTGTCGATGGTTTTCCCCGGTAGGGGGGGGGTAGAACTGCGTTTCATGGTGGCGAGCAGGTCGTCCCCGGTGGCGATGACGCATGAGAGCACGGGCGCGGAAACCCCGTAGGTCTTCATGGTCTTCTCCCTGCCGTACTGCTTGGCGTAGTTGTATATCTCGCCGTAGTTGTGCTTACGCATTCTCATAGTGTGTTATCTCCTTGATTTCCCGGTTAGATGGATGATGTTGTAGGACTTGAACCTATCGACTATCCGGCCATAGCCGTCATCGAAGTACGCCTTCAATTCCTTCGGCGTGAGGTTCGTCGTGATGTGCGCGAACTTGCCCTGCTGCTGCCAGATGTCGTTCCGCGCATAGAGGAACTCGCAAACCATGACCTTCGTGTCAGTACCGAAATACTGATGCGTCTGCAGGCCGATGTCATTGAGGCAGATATTGAACGGGTCGCCCTCGAACTTCCGGGAGCCGTCCTCGTTGAATGTGTAGCGGTCAATGTGGTTGTGGAGCTTGTAGTAGTTTATCATCTGCGTGACGGAGAGGTTCTTGAAGGCGCGGGGGTTGCCCGTGACCTCCAGATACTTCTGGAAGACCTGCATGATGAGCGTCTTTCCAACTCCGACCTCGCCGCAAAGCAGGAGGTTCTTGTGGCACTTGTAGCCCTTATCGGGGAAGACCTCCTCCGCCTTTTGGCAGCCGTTGAAGTAGTAGAGCAGGAAGCGGAGGATGTCGCGGTTATCATCATCCACGACGAACTTCCTGAACTGATTTTTCAGGCACTCCTGCGTGCAGTAGCCGAGAACCTTCCAATGCTGCTGGAAGACCTCCTCAATCGAGAGGTCGTCACATGGTCTCGTCGTAGTCACGCGGGCCTGCTGGTTGAGCATGCCTATCGCCTGCGCGATTGTCTTTGTTTGGTCCATAGTTGCCTCCCTGATTGTTTTCGTCCCTCAATACACGCTCGATAACCCATGAGAGGATGGCGCGGTAGTCATCCGCGTACCGCTTGTGGTTGGCGAGCTTGTAGTTATTGAGCTTATCGATGAATTTATGCGTGAGCTCCTCGCCGTAGTCGGCGACAAGCTTCTGATATTCCTTCTCCTGCATGCGCACATCATCCGCATACTTTACCTTCACGGGCTTGGCCTTCGCGGGACTTGCTGGGGCTTCCGGCGCGGGTTCCGGGGCCGGGGCCTCGAAGAGAGTTCCCGTCTGCGCTCCAGAATCCCGTCCTTGGCCGTTCCCGGCGTATCTGCGGGCCATTCCCAGCCTTCCGCTTGTGGACCTTTGCTCGGAGATGCGAGCGTCCCTAATCATGCGTTTTTGGCATAGGGCCGGGCCTTCCTCGTCGATGTATAGCACCCCGGCGGCGAGCAGTTCCGCGAGCGCGTCATAGATGACCTGCCATTGGAACGGCATGTGCCGGGAGAGCTTGTCCGCGAAGGATGCGATGAGGTCCTCCGGGCCGGGAGCCCGCGTGAGCAGGGCTATCCGCCCGTAGTCCTCCGACTTGTGCATGAGGCAGAGAATCCTGATGTAAACCCCGCACGCCGACGCGGAGCACTCGTTCAGCTTCTCGTCGCTGACGAACGCATCCACATAAAGCGGGAGGTACGGGGAGTTTCTCAAAGATGCCATGACCCTAAACTATGCAAGCCTGAATTCCATCCAGAGGTCAATGAACTGCTTTCCGCAATACACGGCCAGCTCTTCCGATTTCAAGCAAAGCCGAGAACCGACGTTCGCAGCCGCGTTCGAGGGAGCGCCGTACGAGCCCGCAAACGCAAAGCCGCAATGCGCGCCGCCGTTCGCACCGCCGCCGAAAGACACACCGCTTTTGATAGGCCGGAGGTTGCGCTCCTTCTTCTCATCCTCGGTCATCCGGGCGACCTCTTCCGGCGTGTAGAGCCAGAACCACGGCCAATAGTGCCAAGTGTTACCGTCGAAGCACGGCTTCCAGCCCTCATTCAGGGCCTCGCAGATGACTTCAAGTTTGAGCATAGCCTTCACATTGCGCGGGAGCTCCACGGTGGCTTCCTCCTGCTGCCCGGCGATGCCCGGCCATGACATAGAGACCGGGCCGTCCAGCACGGGCTCGATGCCGAGCACCTCGCATGCGTCCTGATATGTCTTCACCCGGTCAGTTATCTTGCGCTGGAAGGTCTCCTTCCCGAAGATGCCCTCCAGAACCTTTTTCGTTTCTTCATTAGCTGCGTCATATTCCCTGATGACGCGCTGCATATCTAAATCCTTTTTCATAATGCGTTGAATGTTAATCATTTATTCCAGTTCTTATCCGGGTCTGGAATCTCCGTATTGAGGTATTCACGCGCCCAATCACGAATCTTGTCCGTGTAGGTGGACATCTGGACGGTGTCCATGACGGCGGTGGATTGAGGGAGCTCAATAACCTCCCCGGTGTGGTAGTTCACGGCTTGTTGGCTTGTGAACTTATTGAGGCAGAAGGCGTGGACTTGGTTCACATCGGTGAAGCAATCCCATCCGGCATCCAGCAGGGCATCAAGTACCAGCGGATAGACGCACCCCCATAGATAGCCCTTCTGGTCCTGCGTATTGCGTTTGCGCACACGCTCCATAGTGACGGAATACTGCCCGTCCTTGGCGGCCCGGAAGAAGCCGTAAATGAGCTTCAAATCAAAGAGGCCGAGACGCTTGATAACCTGCACCGTCATAGTCCTACCTCGCAATCAGTTGTTGCAGTTGTTCCTCCAGAGCCTCCCGTACCTGCCGGATGGCCTGCTCCCGTCCGAGAAGGCTGCCTATGTAGCCCTTCAACTCTTCCGGGTCAAGAGAGATGTAGTAACCGCGTGAGGTAGCCATCAGGCAAGGGACGGCACTTGTGACGCGGATGTGGTTCACTATCTTGCGGACGCGGGCCTCGCTGATGTCGTAGCCCTTCGCCCGGAGCTTCTCGCAGATAACGGCGTTCTTGACTGCTGCGCCGGGGCCGTACTTGGCGGCAAGGCCGCGAATCAGCACCGGGAGAAGCACATCACGCTCATAATCCGTGAGCGGGGCCGTCTCTTTCTCGAATCCGTTAAGCATGTCAGTATGGGAGTTTTGAAAGGTCAAGTTCCATCCCGGCCCTCGCAGCGTACACGGGCTTCCCGGAGGCGGCGGCACACTCCCGGACGAATCGTTCCTCATCCGCGTTCCCATCGGAGATATGGATGAGGACGACTTCGTTCACGGCGGAGAGGTCATTGGCCCGGAGAATCCGCTTCGTGGTCTCCAGCTCCATGTGCGAATCCATCAGGCGGCGGCGCATCGTGGAAGGCACGCGGCCATCCTCGATATTGCGCTCCAGAATGTCATCCGCATAGTTGGCCTCCAGAAGCACATGGTTCAATCCGGGGACGGTGTACTCCAGCATCATCGTATCGGTGACGAAGAGCATCCGGCCCATGTCAGCGTGGTCGATGATGTAGCCGACGCACGGCACATCATGGCAGACATCAAACGCGAACACACCGAACCCGCCGATGCGGTAGCCGTGTCCGGCCCTGATGTCCTTTCTGAACGCAAGGGTGTCTATCCCTTTCTCCTCGAAGACATGCGGCAGGGCCAGAACGCGGATGCCGTTACGCATGTAGTCCTTGATGTGGGCTGCGTGGTCGTTGTGGCAATGGGTGACAATAGCCCCGGCGACCTTCTGGAGTTTCCATCCGAGGGCCTTCTTCACATCCTGCATCTTGCACCCGGCCTCTATCAAAAGGGCCTCATTTGCGTTCTGCAGGACATAGCAGTTACCGAAGCTATTGCTACCTATTACCGTCAGTTTCATGGCCTCAATCCTTTCTGATTGCTTATCAATAGGGTTCATTGTCTCCGTCAGGGGCCGGGGCTGATGCTGAATCAGCGGCTGCCGCCTCTGCGGGCTGCGAATCTACATTCTCATAGCTGCCGGGCTCCAGAACAATCGTCTTGGTGTTGGCATGCTCGGCGAGCAGGCCGTCCCGGTTGCTTTCAGAGTTGATGTCGTCGGAGAGGACATTCTGCATCTCAACGGATAGGTAGCCGTACTTGGAGAGCAGTCGGCGGATGACCGTCTTGATAGCCATGTCGTTGAAGTTGCCTTCCCATCCTACCTGCTTGGAGACGGTCTTGCTCTGCGCGAGCTTCTCCAGAGCCTCGATGGTCGTGTCCTTCTTCACGGAAGGAGAATAACGCTTGGCGTAGGCGGCCATGTCATGCACGGACATGTAGAGCGTCTTCTGGAACCCGTTCAGCAGACGGAAGTGGCAGAAGTAGCCGATGACCTTGTCTGAGGTCTTCTCCCCGCAAAGGTAGATGGCCCCGGTGAGCTTGTCCGTGACTTTCAGTTCGCCCTCATACACGACATCCGCATTGAGGGTGGCATACTGACCCGTGCGCATCGCAAGCTGGATGTAGCCCTTGTAGCCCGGCACGAATGTCGGCGTGGGAACCTTGACCCATGTGCCGTCCGGCTGCTTGACGCTATTGTTGTACACGACGATGTACGCGAAGCCGAGAGCCCGGTTGATAGGCAGGTGCAGCACGGCGGCTTTGAGGGCCTCGCTGATAACCTGCTTCGGGTTGCATGCCTGCAACTGATTGTCGGAGTTGTAGAGGTCGATGATGGAGGCGATGAAGGTGTCCTTGTTCTCCTTCAAGGCATTCTGGAACTGCTTCTGGACGCTATCAGCGTCAAGCATCCGTTTCAGGACGGTCAGCCCGGTTTCCTGCTTTTTCTGGATTTCGTTTGCCATAATGCTAACTAATTGAAAGAGTGTTAATTATCTGCCCCCCCCATCAACTTTTTGAGGGATGCCATCGTCATCACTTCCACGGCATCAGAGAAGAGGTGCTTTGTCTCCTTACGCCGGGCGAAGTTGCAGATGCCCTTGACGAGCGCATATCTGCTCCCGGTGATGCTGACGATTTCCTCTGACTTCTCGCTCTCCTCCGGCTCGTTTACCATGATGACAATCAGGCCACATTCGCCGTTACCCTTCTGCTGGGCGGTGAGTTCCATGAGCTCGCGGGTGAGCTCTTCCACGCGCTTCGAATACTCGCTGCGGGTCTTCTGGTCCTGCTGGACCTCTTGTACTTGTTCTTCCATTGCGTTGAATGATTAAATGTTAATGAAATATGGGTTACTCTATGACGAGTTCTTCGTCCTCGGTCACAATGAGGCGTACCATCTGGGACTGCGTCGGGAGCAGTTCGTTCACGCTCTCTGCGTTGTCGATGAAGATGGGCGCATACACGCCTTCACTCCGACAAATGGCGTTGATGATGTCAAGCCCGGCGTTGATTTTGGCGGCGTTATTCAGGTCGCTGAACGGCACGCCGTCCACGGTTGCCTCGCAAGTCTCTACCTCCCCGCCGTTAATCTGCTGCTCGAACATCTTGAAGCGCACGGTCTGGAACATGGCGTTGATACGGTCTTCCACGGCATTTACCTTCGCCTTGGAGAACTGCGCCATCGTGAACTCTATGCCTTCAAGCTCCGCGAGCTCGGCTGACTGCTGCTGGAGCATGGTCTCCAATTCCGCGATGCGGGCGTTGTTCTGGGCGATGGCATCGCGCTTGGAAAGGCGCACCTTCAACTCGGAGATATTGTCGGCGAAGACCTGCTTGGCCTGCCGTAACTCGGCGTTGTCCTGCCCGGCATCAGGCTCCTGCTCCAACTGATTGCGAAGGTCGGTCTCCTGATTGCAGAGCTCTATATACTGCTTATCATGCTCTACCACGCCGTCCACTTCCGGCTTCTGGAGCTGGCGGCCAAAAACGGGATTTTCAGACATTTTCTCTATCTCGTCGTCCAGAGAGACGGCTGCGGCCTTCAAACTCTCCAGAACGCCCTGCAAACGGCCAATCTCGGCCTTCACGCGGAGCCCGTGCTCCTTGTTCTTGGCGAGGCGTTCCGCCTTATTGCGCTGGAACTTCTCGGAGATTTCCTGCTGCCGGGCCTCTATCTCGTCCGGCTCATACTTGCGACCGCATGTCGGGCATGTGAAGTTCTCTTCGGAGATATTCAGCGTCTCGGCATTGATACCACGGTACTCGGCAAGGAGAGCCTCACGGAGTTCCTGCTGCTTCTGGAGTTGCTTCTCGGTGTCCTTCTGGAGCTCCTCATTGCGGGCGAGCTCCTCCTTCTTCCGGCGGATGTCCCCGTTGATGCGGTCACGCTCCGCGACGGAATCATTGTACTCCTTCATCAGTTCCTTCGTGATGTCATAACGGCGGGCCTCCTTCCTGGAAGTGATGTCCGTGAGCTTGCGGTACATGTCCTTCCGGGCTGCGCCCTGCGCCTCGGCTGCGGCGGCGATGTCGGAGAGCTGCTTCTCCACATCCGCAAGCTGCTCCTTCTTGGCTTTCAGTTCCGCCTCCAGAGCCTCCCAATCCTCCGGCTGCGCTGCGTCACGCTTGCGCTCATCAATGCGGGCCGGGATGCTCTCGACTTCCTGCTTAATGCGGCGTTTCTTCGCCTGAATCTCGCGCTTGTACTCATCCAGCGTCTTCCCGGTCAGGTGTGAGAGCAGTTCCTCGAACTCCGCGTTGCCACGGGCTATCTCCGCATCGGAGACCTCCCCGGCCATACGGAAGAGCATGGTACGCTGGACATCCGTCTTCTGCGCCGTGAAATACGACGGAGATGTGATGAACTTGAAGACCGTCTCGTCGCAGATGGCGGCTATCTTCTCCGCAAACTCCTTCACGGAGCAGGGAACGCCGTTGTAGAAACGCTTCTCCTCATGCCCGGTGAACTCCTTCTGCGCGGAACCGCGCTTGGTGGTCCACTTCTCATAGTAGCCACGGCGGAGCTCGATTTCCTCCCCGGCCACATCCAGAACGCATGTCACCTCATGCGGGATGTCCGGGATGGGCTGGTTGTTCTTATCCAGCGTCTTGATGTTGAAGTCCTTGCGGTCACGGCTATCCTTTCCGAAGAGGACATAGGTGAACGCATCGAAGATGGTAGTCTTCCCGGAGCCGTTCCTTCCGAGGATATTGGTGATGTCCCCGTTGAAGGTCACGATTCTCTGGTTGATGCCCTTGAAGTTCAGAAGGTCAAGGGTCTTGATGATAATTCGCTTATCCATGTGCGTTGAAAGATTATGATTGTGTAGTGATGTGCGATATGGCAGCCGAACGGACCTCCTTCGCCGTAGGGACCTTCGTCTCGGTCATCCAGCGTTCGAGCTCATCCTTCTTGAAGTAGTTGGCGTTTCCCTGCTTGTAGTACGGGATGCGCTTCTCCTGCGTGAGGTGGTAGAGCCTATCCTTGGATATGCCGAGGAACTGCGCGGTCTCATCCATATCAAAGACCGTCTTGGATGATGTGAGAAGGAGCCTTTCGATGTTGGCAAGCCTTTGTTCGATGCTGGTTTCCATATTATTTCTTGTTATTCTTGGGCTTTGGTGTGTACATAGCGCGGTACATGACGAAACTCAAAAGAGCCGTCCAGATGTGCCAATATGCACCCGCGAAGATTACTCCTCCGAGGCAGAGGAAAGTGAGACCGAGCCAGATGTAGGCTGCGATGTTGTTGATAATCCTTTCTTCCATGTTGCGTTGATTTTTAGGGTTAGACATGTTGCTGCTCCTCCGGGAACAAGCCGTCAGGGTCGGCTCCGAGAAGCTCTGCGATGATGCTGCGGGCAAGGTCGTCCGGCTTCTGCCTTCCAGAAAGCCACATCCGCACGGTGTTCTGCTGACGCTTGGTCGCTGCTGCAACCCTCGCCACGAAATCAGCAGCCGGGGTGGGCTTATGAAGCTCGCGCTCATACAACTCCCTGAAAGTTAAATTTGTCATTTTTCTGTCGTTTTACCGCTTGCCTATCAAGCACTAATTATTAACTTTGTCCGCAAAGAAATGTTAAATGCTGCAATAACTTTCATTTGCTTTTGCAAAGGTAAGCCAAATGATTCACTAATCCAAACAAATTTACTGATTTTTTTCAATAAAATTGTTGGTCGAACAACTAAAGCATTGATTATGAACGGAAAAGACCTCAAAGAAAAATTGCGGGCGGAGGGTGTAAACTTCTCTGCATTAGCGCAAAAGATGGGTTACGCCACGGACCAGAACCTTCACTCCGTGCTGGGAGCAAAGGATGTCAGGAGCGGACTTATCGAAGACTTGGCGCGTGCGCTCGACAAGCCAATTGGTTGGTTTTACGGTGAGCACGCCGTGACGCAATCTGCCGACAACGGCAGCATAGCCGTCGCCGGGGACAATAATACCGTTGCGACAATCTCTGAACGCTTCATCTCCCTTCTGGAGAAGAAAGACGAACAAATCGACACGCTTTTGGAAATCATAAAGAACAAATGACATGCTGATACAATGTCCAGAATGCGGCGGAATGATGAGCGACAAGGCCGCCGCGTGTCCGCATTGCGGATGCCCTATCACCCCTGCAACCGCCCCGGAAGAGACGGGGAAGGATGAATACCTCTGCTGCCCGTCGTGTCACTCACGGGAGCTCCAGCCTGAACGCCGGGGATTCTCCACGGGCCGGGCCATCGCCGGAGCCCTGATATTCGGTCCATACGGCCTGCTCGCCGGGAACACCGGGGCATCGGAGGAAATGCTTGTCTGCCTAAAATGCGGGAACCGCTTCAAGGCCGGGACCGCCTTCATTGAGAAGGTAGGCGGCGGGGCCGATGAGCTTGAAACACGGATAGCAGACCTCATCCGGGCCGGGAAGTCCGGGGATGCTGCTATACTATACCAGAAAGAGACGCACGCGAGGATGGGTGACATCCTGCCGTATCTCCAGAAAGTCGCCGCGAAGTATGGCCTTCAAATACGGAAATGATATGGAGCAGTATTACAATCTTGTCATCGACATATTGAAGTCGGCACTATCCGACTACATCGCAACGGGAGAGATAGACATGGAGCAGGTCAGCGATGCTATCTCCCGGCTGGAATTTGAGACGGACCGCCGTATAGTGAACCGCGAGCCCGCCGGGGAACTCTCCGGGCTGCGAGATACGCTTCTATGGCTTAAATGCGACCTTTTCGATTATGAGCAGGCGTAGGGTATATAAGGAAGAGAGCGTTGCCGTGATGGAGCGTTTCTTCGCCGCCGTGGATGCACTCATAGAGAACAAGACCATCCGGGGCCTCCAGACATACTGCCGCCTGCACGACATAGACAAGCGGCACTTCTACGCGCAGAAGACCGACCCCGGACGGGGATATTTCGAGGTAGCATGGCTCCTGCCTATGATACGCGATTATAAGGTTTCTGCAGAGTGGCTCCTCTTCGGAAAGGGCCAGATGTTCAAAAAGGGGAAGGAGGCGTGATGCGCCCCTTTCCCCTATAACCCCTTTCCTCAAACTATATATCTACAATAAAGGATATAATAAACACTATATATAGGAGGCGTGTTATATCAAACGCTATAACAAACGCTATAACAAAATCATCGAACCCAAAAACGCTAAATCACTGATAATCAATCTGGCCACACTTTTTGTATATCGGTTTTGTTATAACAAAATTTCGGCTTCAAAGGGCCAATGATATTGAACTGCTAAAACCGTGTTATAACAAATGATATAACAAGTGCTATAACAAATCAGGTATTTTGGCGACTGCGTCCTGCTTGGTCTTGTCGAGCAGCTTGGCGTATATCTGCGTGGTCTTGATGTCCAGATGGCCGAGGAGCTTCTGGACCGTATAGATGTCCGTACCGAGGTTGAGCATCATCACGGCGAAGGTATGCCGCCCGGTGTGGAAGGAGACATGCTTGGTGATGCCCGCCTGCTCCGCCCATCCTGATAGGATTTTGAGGGCCCATGTGGAATATAGTAGGTCCGGGAAGACCTTCTCGTCCCCGGCCCGGCGTTCTCCCATGAGCTCCGCCGCCTGCGACGCGATGTCCAGATATTCCTGCTGCTTAGTCTTCTTCTGCTTGAATACGATGCGCGTCCCGCCGTCGAACTCCTGAACCTCGCTCCATGTCATCTTCTGAATATCGCTCCAGCGTAGCCCGGTCAGGCATGAGAAGAGGAAGGCCGTCTTTATCTTCGGGTGCGAGCACTCGGTCTTTGCGAGCCTGCGCACTTCATCCAGCGTGAGGTAGGACCGCTCCGGGTTCTCTCCCTTCGGCGGGTTCACGAACTGACACGGGTTTGTCGGGATGATATGGTTCCTATACGCTTCCGCCAAGCAGACCTTGAACTTGCAGAAATAGTTGTGCTGCGAGTTGATGGATAGGTATTCTCCCTTCTTGGACTTCGCCTTCTTCTGGATGAACTCTCGGTAATCCATGCACATCTTCTCATCTATATCGGCGAAGGTCGTGTCCTTATCGAAGAAGAGGGTGATGTATCGCCGTGCGCTCTCCCAATTCTGGCGGTTGCGGTGACTATCCTTCTTATCCTTCATCTCCGTGACCTTGTCGTACCAATCAATGAGCTTCGTCTCCAGCTTGAACTGCGCGTTGAAGCCGTACCGCCCGTTCTGGATGTCCACTACGCGGAGGGACTTCACGGCATCGGCAAGCCGGAGCGTCTCCCGGTTCTTGTCCCGGTCCTCCTTGTTTTTCTCCGGTATGAGGTACATTTTCAGGAATTCATAGTGCCGCTTCCCGCTGACATAGATGTCCAGATAGAGACTGATGTTCCCGTTGGCGAGTTTCTTCTGCCTGATACGGACGGGCTCCTTCTTGTTTTTGATGGTTGCCATTACTATCTTTGCGTTGAACTTTCCCCGTCTATTTTGAGTAACAAACGGGTAACAAAGTTACGGCAAAAGATTGACAATTCAATAACATGGGAACGACAAATTTCAAGATATGCCCTACAACGCCTCCAGAGCTGGCTCTCTGCTGGTTTCATGTCGGCCCAATGTCGGCCCGTTGTCAAAGCCCGGAGTGCTTGTTAGGCGGCTTCGTATTACATGGCAGAATATGACGAAATCGCGCTATAACGCTGATAATCAGTAGGCAATACGGCCCGGAAATATCCACGGGTAACAAAATAGTAACAAAAACAAAGAAAAGCCCCCCGGTTCGTGACTTCCGAGAGGCTCGTTCAACGCAACTGGTAAGGATGAATTATCAGTTTGGTGCAAAGGTAGCAATCAGGATTGAATTATGCAAATAGCATGATGATTTTCTTGACGAGCCACACTATCTGCTTGCGGTATGCGAAAGCGAGAGCGGCGAGCAGCACCCAGAAGCCCCGGAGCCGGAACTTCTGCCATCCGTTCAGCGGCTTCTCGACCTTCTTCTCCACGGTGACTTTCACCTCCCGTTCCTTGAAGACGATGCTATCCCGGTACTCTACCTTGACCTCCTGCTCCTGCTGGATGGTCTGCGGCTTGGTGCGTAGGTCGTGATATAGCGTACCGTCGGAGAATATCCGGGCCGTACTCTCGGCGAACCTATTCTCCAGAAAGGATGTGCTATCCTTGACGCGGACGCTTTCCTTGATTTCCGGGATGTCGATGCTGGTGAGCACGGGGATAAACTGCGTATGCTCTATGACATGAACGCTCTCTCGCTGGCTCGTTTCCGTGCCGGAGACATGCCCGCATATTCCGCACCCGGAGAGCAGGCAAAAAGCCGCGAGAAGGCAAATGAGCGGCCAAAGCCGGGCTATCATTCGTCTCTTCATGCCGTCAGGAAGATATATTTCATGATACCTTCCACATGGAGCTCCGCGATGGTCTCCTTCCCGGCTTCCGTCAGGAGGAACTCCACATCGGCGAGGTTGTCCTGAAAGAGGTTCTCGGTGAGCACCGCCGGGCAGTTGGTTTCCCGGCACATGGCAAGGCTCTTGACCCAGAACTTCTGCGTCGGCATCGGCTGGCGCATTTTCAGGCCCTTCTTCTTTGCCTCGTCAAAGAGCAGGTCAGCGAGCTTCTTGGAGTTCGCGCTGGCGTTCTGCGCCACAAAGACGCTCCAGCCCCGCGCCGTCATCCATTGGCCCTTGTTCCCGGCTGCGTTGCAATGCACGGAGACGAGCAGGCAGTTACGGCTGCCGCGCTGCTTGCAGATGTCATTCACCCGGCGGACGCGGTTGTCCGTGCCGGAGTTCAGAGGGATGTCCCGGTCTTCCGGGACGATACGCACGACCTCGATACCCATGCTGATGAGCTTGGCTTCGATGCGCTTGGTGATTTCACGGGCGTAGCTCCACTCCCGGAGCCTCCCGTCGGGGCTGCGCTTTCCTGCCGTGTTTACCCCGTGTCCGTTGTCAAGTAGAACAATCATGGCTTACTTATATTCAGGAAGGATGAAGCGGATGTTGTCGGCGGCGGATGCCATCAGGGTACGATATACCATCGGCGGGGTGTCCACGGGCCGGGCGTGCTCCACGATGATAGAGCCTATCCAATCATACTTCTCATCGGAGAGTTTGCGTATGACGACCATATCAGTCCCGTTCGTCAGGAAGATACTGCGCATCTTGTCGTCCTTGATTTCGGACGAGACATCCTTGTAGTACATAAAATCACGGCTCGCAAGGTCGGCGGCAAACGCCGGGATGTCGGAGATGAGCATGCGCCGGATGTTGTGCTTCATGGGAGAGATACCGTTCTCCTTCACCTCCAGAGAGATGCTCAAATAGAGGTTGCTTGAAAGCGGGTGAGGCTGGAGGATATAGACGCGGTCTGCAGAAAGCCCGTGGAGCAGTTGCCAAAGCTCGCCGTATATCTTGGCGAGGTCTTCGCTGCGCTTCGCGCTCTTCTCCTTCTCTTCCTTCTTCCATTGTTCAATCTTCTGGTCGGTCATCTTGTTCTTCGTGTACTGGTTGTACCCGAACCACCCCATCAGGATTGTCCCGATTGCGGTGATGATAGCGGGGAGCATGTCCCAGAACCCGGCCCCGGCTTGTTGGATTGCTTGGTATTCTTCCATATTGTTTCAGCTTTATTCTACAAAGGTACTCATTAAGTGCCTTATAAGCACGCTTCATGGCTAAAATTTTTTGAGCGACATCTTGTAGGCCCGCAGAATCTCGTTCTGGAGACGGAAAGCCTCCTGCTCCCACGGGCGTAAATTATACGGATAGTCCTTGCTATACTCCTTGCCCTTCCATGTGCATTTCCCGGTGCTCAAATCCACTTTTAGCTCCCCGGCCTCCTGCTGCTTTATGTGTACGCATTCATGACAGAGAACGACGCGGAGCGTGCATCTGCCGAGCCATCGCCGGATGTAGCAGTTGTAGCCGTGAGGCAGGCTCGTCGGGAATGTCGCCGCGTCATACTGAACGCCGCCGGATGAGAACTTCTCCAGAAGCTCGTCCCGGTGTATCACGGAGATGGTTGCCTCGCTGATACCGAGATACTGCGCCGCGAAGGAGAGGATGCCCTGCACCTCCCCTTCCGGCTTGCGCTGCGTGTAGTCATTTATAACAATCATGTTACAAAGCGGTTAGTGTTTGACCTCCATTCGTGCTCTTGTAGAGACCATCCTTATTGAGCAGCAGCAGCTTCTGGTTGAACCCGACGGCGAAGTTGTCCTTATTGAAGAGCAGGTAGCCGGAGTTAGATGTAGAACCGCCGCCGAATGTCAGCAGGATACCGTCATTACCGATGATGGATTTCGCGAAGTTGGTCTTGTTGAACTTGTAAGTGACGGATAGCTTCGTGTTGATGTTGATGCTGCCCGACGAGTTGTCGGAGTACACCTTCCATTCTCCCGTGTCGAAACCAATCTCCAGCGTGTAGTTGCCGCGCCCTCCTGACGGGATGGTATAGGAATAGAGGCTTGAACCAAACACGATGCTGATGGAGCTCCCGGATGATACCGAGCTTCCTGCAGAATAGCCCTTGTAGTCTTTCCCGGAGACAAGCACGCCATCCTTTTTCAGCCTGACATGGAGCTGCGCGGAGCCGCTGAACCTAACCATAGCGGATGCTTGGTTATGCAAGATTGCGGAAGGTGTCAGGGAGAAGGTAGGCGTGCCGCAATAGACGGTGTCTCCCACATCGAGGCTGCCAATGTTTACCTTCAATACATTGGTCCCGGTGACATCATAATTCGTCCCGGTCCCCGGAATGTACGCCCCGATATTGACTTCATTGTTTGAAAGGGACTTATCCTCCGATGCTTTCAGCAGGGAGATGTCCCAATCGCCGACGGATTCATTCGCGAGGCGGATTTTCTCCACGCCTGACGGGTTGAGCATGGATAGAGCCTGATTCGTCAGTTTCAGGAGCGTTCCGAGCTTGATGATGCCGTTCACGCCATCCATGACAAGGCCGCCGTACTGCGAGACAAGCGTCTGGTTGCGGAAGATGAAGTTGGCGATGTTCGCCTCTTCCGCGAGCAGCAGGCCCGTCGCGATGCTATCGAAGCTGGCCCCGAAGTCGTTCCAATAGGTTGTATTGGTAGGCGTTTTCCCGGAGAAGCTCCCGGCGGTGCTCTTCGCGACATAATACTTGTTCTGGCTGGAATAGTACACGACATCGACGCGGTTGGAGTTGCCGTAGTAGGTAACGCTGGAATCATAGTTCCCACGGAAGACCATCGCCGGGCCGATATTACCCTGCGCTCCCTGCGGTCCCTGCGCCTGAACCCCGGTACTCACGCCGTTGATGTACCAATAACCGTTGTAGATGTACGGGGAGTTGCCGTCTGCGCCGGGTGCTCCGTCCTCGCCTTCCGCCTTCACGCCCGTACTCACGCCGTCTATATACCAATAGCCGTTCTGGATGTAAGGTGTCTTGCCATCCGTACCATTGGTTCCGTTCGTGCCGTTGGTTCCGTTGCTACCCTGACGCGCCACGGAGTAGGATGTGCTGGTCGTGCCATCGGTATAGGTGATGACCGTCCGCGTCCAGAGGTAATAGCCCGCGTTCACGGAAGGGATATAATCAACCCAGCCGGAGACCGGGGCCGTGGTCCCGGAGGACGACGTGTTGTACCTGATGACGGTAGAGTACACGCCCTTGCCATCTTCGCCATCCTGACCGTCTTGTCCATCCTGCCCGTTCTGGCCGTCCGAGCCGTCAATGAGAAGCGGGATGGTCTCCTTATCCACAAGCACGCCGCTGATGTAATAGAGGAAGGTCAGGGTGCTTGTGAAACTGCTGGTGGATATGCCGGAAGAGTAGTTCTGCTCCGAGCCGCCGTCGATGGAGTATTTCAGCGTGCCGTCGGATGTCTCCGCAAGGCCGTTCTGCCCGACACGCTTCATCTTCTTGCAGGTCACGGATGCGACGCTATACTGCCCGGACTTGTTCTTCTTCACGGCAGATACCGACGGCTGTAGCGAGTAGATGACCGCATCATTACCGTCATCGCCATCGGTTCCGTCCGTTCCGGCCTTCACGCCCGCCACGGTGAAGATGAGCGTCCGGGTGTAAACGGTCTGGCCGAATGTAGCCGAGACATTTATCTGGATAGGCACGGTAGCGGCCACGGAAGAGCCGCGAGCAATAGCGATGGTTACGACCCCCGTATTGAGGTTGTAAGTGGCGGAGAAGCCCGTAGGAAGGCCGCTGATGGCTATTGCCGTGAGTGATAGGCCGACGGTTCCGTACCACATGGAGACCGTTGTCTGCATGGAGACATCCGCCGCCACAACGCCGGATGAGAGCAGGGCTACGCCCTCCATCTCATTGTCGATGTCCGCATATACCGGGCTCTCCGCGTCTTGGCCGGGGTCACCCTTCACACCCTTCGCATAGACCTCCCAATAGTTATCATCCGTCACATCATGGCCGGAGGATGCCACGGAGTTCACATAGCGGTATGTGCTCACCGTACCGTCTGCAGCCGCTTTCCAGACCTCATCTCCGAGCTTGTAAGTGCGATTTCCTTTCCATTCGCCGCACCACGCGCCTACCTCCGTCGGAGTGCCTGCGCCCGTCTGGACAAGCGGGCCATTGAGGATGAAGGCCCCGTCTCCATTGAGGTTGTAGGAGAGCTTGTCGCCGAGTTTCAGGATGTTCGCGACAAGGTCCCAATAAGTGAGGCCGGAGCCGGAGACAATCTTGTCCGTAGTGATGCGGCCCGGCAGGATTTCCGTGAACCCGTAGAGCGTCACGAAGCTGCGCGAGCCCTCATACTCGGAATTCAGGATGCCGACAAGGAAATGATAGTAGCCCGTCACACCCTCCATAGCAATCGGTGTCTCGGAGAGGACGAACACGCCCGTCTCTGCCGACTTGCTGCACTTGGCGTATAGGTAGTATTTCTTATCTGCGTACTGCCCGCCGAGGTTGCTGCTGGAGAAGGCGGACATGTCCCAGAACTTATACTCGGAAGCCTGATGTGATGCAGCCATGTTGCCTATTCCGAGCGTCATGTGCTGGATGGTTCCTGCGTCCGTGGATAGTATCTTCGTGTTGTCATTGTAGGTGAACTGATGCGATACCTCCTGCGGCGTTACCTTGCTATTGACAAAGCGGAACTGCAAGCTCTCGTCTCCGACGAGCAGTTGCATGGTCTGGACCGCGATGGGGTTGATGGCCTGCGAGAAGTTCTGGAAATTGGCCTCCATAGCCTCCTCCAGAGCCGTCATGGTCTCCCGTGCATCGCGCCATCTGCGCTTTGTGAAAGCGATACTGCGGTCATAGCTCTCTCCTATGCGCACCTCATTCTGGTCCGGCTCTCGAAGCTGCGAAGAGAAACCCGCCGCCATCACGCCATTGCTTACCTCGATGACGGGAGCATACGGTGCGTTGAAGAAGTCCTTGATGCCCGTGATGCGCATATCAACGCCGTTCGGCGCGAAGTCGTCATCCGTGAAGCGGATATAGGAACCCAGAACAAGGCGGGTTCCGATGGTGGCCCAATTCTCCTTCGCCCACTTGCCCTGCAATTCGCCCGTGAAAGTGAACTTGAAGTCCTCATTCTCATACATGAACCGGGCCGCCTCCCGGAAGAGGTCCCACTCCGCCCCGGTCTGGTTCTCATTGTCCCGGATGTATGAATTCGGGAGCATGCAGTTGAAGATGATGTACTTGTCGCCGACTGCCGGGAGGAAATTGGTGCAAGGCATCACATAGCCATCCATCTCCGCCGGGACAATCTCGAATCGTCGGGCCGCAACCTCATTGCCCTGCCCGTCATCCTCGACATGTATGTACTTGTTTATCTCGAACTCACGCCCGGCGAGCATGCCCGTCTGGAAGATGACCGTGAGCGTCTCGCCGTCGATGAGGCAGTCATTATAGTCCAGCGATGCCGGGATGCTGCTATCCTCGAAGTCGTAGAAGTGCTTCTCCGCGTCCACGGTCACGACACGGCTGATAACGCCCTCCCGCTTCGGGTAGATGTCCGAGAGGTCTATGCTATCCTCGTTCTTGAATTGGAGCTGCTTGTCGGCCCGCTTGATGTAGTAGCCATCGCTGGAAGCCACATACTGACGGCCCTCATAGGTGAGCGTCTGCCCCTTGGGGAGCAGGAGCTCGCTGGAGCCGTACTTGGAGCGGTCAATGTTGCGCTCGCCGCCCTGAACATAGAGGATTTCCACGGGCTTGCTATCGTCCGTGTTCACCCGGCCCGTGCCGGGCTTGAAGCCGTTACCCTTGCCGTAGGCGAGCGGCAAGGGGTCGGTCTTGTAATACTCGACTTTCCCAAGCCTGATTTCCTTGTCCTCGGTTATCTCGAACTCGGTCTCAAACTTGGAAGCGATGTCGGTGAGAGCGTCAATGAGAAAGGCATGGTTGAACTCTATTTGCTTCGCCTCCGCCGAAAAGAGGCACGACCCGGTCCAGCCGGATTCGCGCCCGGTTGCATTGAGGTTCCCGACAATGAGATTAAGGAACTCCGCCGGGGTAGCCATCATCGGGAATTTGAGCCGCCCGTCCTGCAAGTTGCGGAGCTTGTATTTCTTCAAAGCCTCCTGCTCGCCGTGTAGGGTCAGCGTGTACTCGATGTTGTGAACGCCCCAACGCTTCCAATGCTCCGGGGATGTGAGCGTGTAGGTCCGCCCCTGATAGACAATGTATGTGCCTACGGGGAAATCAATCGCCTTGTTCAGTTGGAAATTCAGCGTTACATAGCACTCTCCCATGATGGAGCGGTAGCGGAAAGTGCTATCCTCCTCCTGAACATTGATTGAACCTCCATTGTAATAGATAGTTACCATGCCTTCTAACTCATTGATTTAGTGGTTATTCCGGGATAGAGAGAGGCGCAAGGTCGGTGTCAATCTGCTCCTTCAACGCCTTACGCGCTGCAAGGAAGTCCAGATATGGCTGCTTGTAGCTCTCATCCAGCACGCCGAGGACGGCTGCGTTGTAGTCGTTGATGAGCTTCTCCTCTACGCCGTCGCCCCAGAGCTCATGGATGGCGGTCTGCTTGACCTTGGCACGGGTGACGGTGTTCCAGACGACGACTTCGAGGCAGGAATAGGAGACTTTCTCCACGCCGTCCTGCTCCGTGCGTTCCTCTTGGATGTCCCAGCGATAAACGAAGGAACCGTTGCCGACAGCCTCAAATGCGAGGGGCCGGGTGTCATAATTTGCACGCTTCATAGAATTGTGGTTTAATGATTTTCTTTGTGAGATGTCTTGAATTGGAATGTTTGGCCCAACCGAACCACGCGCACAATTCCTGCTTGTAGGCTTTCACATCGAGCTTCTTGTTGCGGTTGGCCTTGACTGCCGCCCGGCAGAAGTTCTGCTTGACGCTCTTACGGAGGAGCTTCTGCTCCCGGAAGAACTTGTAGCCTACATAATCAAGAGCCCGGCCCGTCTTGTCGGCCCGGTTCACCGCCACGGGGAAAATCTGCCAATTCGGTTTGAGCTGCAGACGCAGTTCGTCCTCCAGATACCTCTGGATGAGAGGCAGGGCCGCCCGGAGGACGGCCTTGTCATCCGAGAAGAAGACGATGTCGTCAGCGTATTCCGTCGCGTCCAGCGATACACGGGCGACATGCAGCAGCCCGGCAAGGATGGTCGGGAGCTTTTCATTCACCCAATGCATGAAGTACGCAAGGAAGAGATTGGCGAGGTACTGCGATGTGTAGTTGCCGATAGGCAGACCGTCCGTGCTATCGATGATGAGGTCCAGAAGCCAGAGAAGCTCCGCGTCCTTGATTTTGCGCCGGACGATTCGCTTCATGACATCATGGTCGATGGACGGGTAGTATTTGCGGATGTCTATTTTCAGGCAGTAAAGAGGACGGCCCGCGTACTTGCGGATAATCTTCTCGACCTGCTTGGCGCATCCGTCAATACCCCGGCCCTTGATGCAGGAATAGGTGTTATGCGTGAAGATGGGGACCCAGATAGGCTCCAGCACATTCAGTATGGCGTGATGGAGCACTCTATCTGGGAAGTATGGTAATCTGGAGATGAGCCGTTCCTTGGGCTCATAGATTGTGAAAGTGGTATATTCCGAGCAGACGAAAGTATGATTTTTCAGTTGTTCATGGAGCAAAAGCAGGTCTTCCTCCCGATGTTTATCATGGAGGATAACGCCGATATTCTTCTTCTTACCCTTGCGGGCCTTTTCGTCGGCCAGCCGGAGGTTGTCGAGGGAGATTATCTTCTCATATAGGTTGTTGAGCCTTTTCATGCTGCGTTTGCTTTTCTATTTCAGGATGTTCGGATTGCTCCTACCAATCCCTTTTCGAGGATGATTTTTTTCGCCAAGAGGCGGGGCCGCTGCTCTAAAAAAAGTTTATCCATTATTGAAAATCATAGCCGAGAACCGATGTTCGCATTCGTGTTCGAGGGAGCGTTGTTCGAGTTCGCATACGCAAAGCCGCAATTCGCGCCGTTGTTCGCATTGCCGCCGAAATACACACCGCTCGGAGCAGTCCAACCCATGTTTCCTTACTCGAAATAATACCGATTCCCGATACTCCGCAGGGTAACGCGCCGGGGAAACGCATTGCGCTCCCGGATGGCGCGTAGGACATAGAGGATGTCGGGACTGCCCGTGAAGAACTTCTTTGCCTCGCTCTCCGGGCTATCCTTTTGAGGCTTGATTTTCACAAGCGTCTTTCCCTCTTCGCCCTTCTCGCGGGTGTACCGCGTCTGGATGTTCTCCACAAAGTCGAAAATCCAGAAGGTCGTGTTCACAATCTTGCTCTGCTTGACCTCCTCGCAGTTGAAATGATTGCATTTCTCATCACGGGGAATCTGCAGAAAATCCAAGGAACCGTCGTCTTCAATGTTCGTCATGTCGCATAACTTTTTTCAGTTGAACCAGATATACGGAGCCGACACGCGGTTACGCGGGAATAAAGCAAAGCCGAGAACCGAAGTGCGCATACGCGTTCGAGGGAGCGTCGTTCGAGTGCGCACACGCAAAGCCGCACCTCGCGCCGTGGGCCGCAGTGCCGCCGAAAAACACACCGCGCAATGCTTCGGTAGTCGGAATGCTGGTATAGTGGTAGTCGCAGAAGAAGGCGGTAGAGCCAGCCCCGGAGCCACCTGCAACGCTC